GGGCTTTGATGATAACGGTAAGTGCATACCCTATGTAAAAGAGGTAAAACAAAAACCTGCATTCGGTCGTGTACCAGACACAATTAAAGTTGAATATAAGAAGGAGAACTCTCAGGAGTATTGGAGAAAGAAATATGGAATTAAAACAAAAGGCAATTGACCTGCGAAAGCAGGGGTTAACATATGCACAAATATCAAGCTCCTTAAATGGGGCTTTGTCTGTTGATTGGTGTAAGAGACAATTAAAGAATGTTGAATACACAAAACAAGAAGATCCAATACTTCTAGATATTGTAGCACTAGCAATCAGACCTGAAGGATGCACCAACTACGAACTAACTGGAATTGTACTTAAATACAAACCAGAACTATTAGGACAGAAGGGAGACTACATGACACCATACAAACGTAAAGCACGAGCTAAGAATAAGAACTCACTGTTCAGACCTTCGTGGATTAGTCCTACCAAGGCACTTGAAAGCCAACAGACTCTTTACTCTTTAGCTGACTGCCTGTACGAGCGTATTCAAGAGGCAGTAGAAGACTACACTTCTCAATTTCCAGAAGTGCAAGATAAGAAAGCTGTATTGGATGAGTTAGTGAAAATATCTAATGGTTACTTACTTGTAGAAGGGTTGAGTACAAGGCTTGCACGGAATGAAGTTGTAGTAGAGAAGTTAATTGAGAGACATAAACACTAGTGCACTTCGGTGTCCTATTAAATCAACAGAGAGTGCACACCTACTATTCCTGTGGGTGCACCTTGTTTCTGATAATATTATATACGTGCGGTGGAGTGTGAAATGATTCAAGAAGAAATATGGAAAGCTATTGATGGGTATCCGGGCTATGAAGTTAGTACACTGGGTAGAGTTAAAAGTTTGGTTAAGGCTTACAGACGAGAGGAATTGATCCTTACACCGAGCCCTAATACAACAGGTTACATGCTTGTCCAGCTTTACCCTAAACCAAGACAAAGAAAGTCCTTACTTGTACATAGGCTTGTAATGCTAACCTTTCAACCTAATCCCATGATGGATGAACTGGAAGTGAATCATAAAGATTTGGACACTACAAACAATAAGATGTCTAACTTAGAATGGGTGACTTCTACTGAGAACAAACTACACTTCTACAATAGTACAGGGTTCGAAGAAAGAAATAGAAAATTACCTAAAGGTGAAGATCAACATCTAGCAAAGTTAACTGACAGTCAGGTTATAGAAATACGTAGACTATGGAATAGTGGTGAGATGCAGAACAAGACAGCCATAAGTAGGTTGTTTGGCGTAAAAGAGGGAGCTATTAGACTAATACTTAGCAACCTTACTTGGAAACACCTTCTTCCAACAGAGTAAATTCTAAACCCCCGTATTTTTGGGAGTCAGCTTTCACTAGTGACTCCTTTCTTTGTGTCTGGAAAATATGGCAAGTGGTCTGTAAGCCTTGTAAAACCTCAGATCTATAGCTGACCCACTTAACAGCATCGGCTACATGAGAATGACTAGCAAATAGGAATACAAAATATCTATGAGGATATGTTGATCGATAGGCTTAGTCTTCACTGCATATCCTGTGCCACTCTTAGCGACACCTTGTCAGAAAGCTATCCCTGTAAATAAACCACTTGACTAAACGCCTGTTTATGTACCCACCTCTCGAAAAGATTATGGACTTCGCATAATGTAGCAAAAGTTAAATCAGTTACAATTAGGAGCCCTGAACAGAGCCCATATGTCAACCATAATAAGATACCTATCAGCTACCCTGTATCCCTACCACACTTCACAGAGATACGTCAAGGAAATGTGTAGCTAGACTGTAGTGAGAGCCTGTTAGTGGATACTTATACAGTGGTGTATGGATGTATAGGTGCTAATGTGCGCTCGGAAGAGTGTTAGGCTTAACATCAGAGATGTCTCGCCCACACTGGAAGGAGACTAGAACTACACTTATTAGTGTAACTTATGTAGTCATAAAGACTAGGAGGAATAAAGCTTAGGAAGAGTTTAGAAGGTTCTGAGAGGGTAGTCTTTTGAATGGTATGCATTGATACTGGATAAACAACTAAAGCCCCTCACGGGGCTTTGTAGAGAGTCCTGCTTGAATTAATCTTGCTTGCACATCTTGCCTCTATACATGATAGTGGAAGTTTTACCCTCAGAACACCTTTTAACCATCTCTTTATCCTGTTTTTCAGCCTGAACAATACGTACTTGTTTAGCCTCTTCTGCACGGTGAATGTCACCAAGAACAGGAGCAATTTGAGAGATTGCCATTACAGCGCCGAAGAAGAGGGTGAAGATGGAGAAAGTTTTCATTTGATGTGCCCCAGAAGCCCCTTTACGGGGCTCTATATTAGATTACTTGGTTAGGTGATAACCTGCAAGGAAGTTACCTTTGTTTGCTGTGTTCCATTTATCAAGATCACCCTTACCAGCTTCAGCAACGATCATCCCACGGTTGTTCATGTCGCTAACGAAAGGGGTGAATGTAGAACCCATGATAGTCAGAAGTTCTTTCTGAGCTTCACAGCATTCGATAGACTCTTTATACTGGTTTGCTTGAAACTGGGCTACAACTACCAGCTTGCCATTGTTGTGGGAGAAGACTTGAAAGCGGTTTTGAATGGAGGTCATGGTCTTTGCTCTGTCTTGAGAGAAGTTTTTCTCTCTTCTTGTGTTCAGTATACGTCATCTTATCAACGTGTAAAGCTTTTTCTTTAACTATTTTTCAAAGCCTCTCAAAAGGTACGATCAAAGATCACAGGAGAATACCACCCATAATCCCCCAACATAAGGAACACTTCATAATCATAAGCTCTGAATGAATAAGACCATAGAATGAGCCCATTGATGTTCATCGGTACGGATACATTAAGCTTTTTCATTAGATGTGCTCCAAAGCCCCTTAGAGGGGCTTCAATTGAATAGTGTTTAGTTGTCAAACATGTAGTAGCATGTGTCGATATAGACATCTACTTCATTGATGCTATCCCGCACTAGAAAGACTTTATTAGTCACTTTACCCAGCTTGATAGCTTCTTGCTGACATTCCAGAACAAGAGAATCAACGAAGTGTGTAGCATTCTCTTCGGAGCATTGATTCACCACTTTTACGAAAGAGATTGCATCTTTACGGCATACCGAGTTAGTAGCGAATTTACGATCTGGGTTGGTGTAAATGCTCATTTCGTGTACTCCTGAGAGGGTGTCTAAAGACTGTTTTTGTTTCTGTATGGATAGTATAGGACCACATTCACAACCTGTCTAGTCTTTTCTTCAATTACTTTAAGGAATTTATCTGTCACACGTCCATCCAGGCATTTTGAGTGATTCACAGCTTTGGCCTGGCTCACAAGCATCAATAAACCACTTTAGTGGATAACCATCTGTAAACTCTTAGCATAGCTAGAGGCTGGATAGCCTTCTACTTCGTCTTTCCATGTCCGATGGTAGACAGGCTTATTTTTAATTGGTTGGCTGTCTTGAAGAAAGATTTTGTAGAAAGCTATCAGGGAGATGATCATTTCATTTAGCCTCAATAACGTAGCAGTCAGATTCTCTGTATGTGCCAATAACATTAGACAGGTATTTACGTTCTTCTTTAGCACATGCTTCTAGGTCTTTGTTCAGTTCAGCTACAGAATTAGCTTTCCAAGTCTGTGGTTCATAGGCTACACAGTCAGTGTTAGAGAAGCAAAGCGATACGTATAAGATCGTGGTAAACATAGTCTTAGCTCCAGTATTGAACAGTGAAAGAGTCAGCATTATTCTTAGTGAAGTAGGCATTGTAGCCTTCACCTTTCAACTCTGCTACCAGAGAGATTGCTTGAGCTTCTGTGTAGCGTTCGATGTAGGTCATGATATTTACTCTGTATTGGTTGGGTATGTACAGATTGTAACCCTTCAAGCTTCTTGTGTAAAGCTCTTTTTTGCTTCTTTCAGGCTATTAAATGTAGCCATATTCTCTCCTTTCTCTCTAGCCTGCCTATCTGTATATGTACTGAAGTAAGTCTTTTTCTTACCACATAAAGTCCACCACTTACCTATATACCAACCATGTTCAGAGTGTGTCCAGGCATAGAGATTTATTTTAATCCACATTTGTATATTCCATAAAGAAAGCCGCTCTAGGTGGCTTGTATTGTTAACTATCAGCAGTCTCGACGATGGCAACCAAGCTTCAACAACTGAGAGGTAATTTCATCTTCAGCATCCATCAATTCACAGATGAGAGTATCGGAGCAGCCAGTGTTCTCAGCTTCACGAGTGTTTGCACGAGCATCAGCAAGTTTGTGTTGAAGGGAGAGGATGTTGGAATCATTAGTGAATTTGTTCATGGTCTGTAGCTCCAAGGCTTGAGAAGCTTTTGCTTCCCTCTTGAGACCAATTCTACAGCAACCAGAACACTAGTCAACGATTATTTTAGTCTTTATTCATTGAAAGATTCTATCAGTTTTGCCCAATCCCACTATAATAACCATCCCCACCACCATTCCCTGTCCTACTGCTCCAGATGTCTTCATCCGTATACTCAGACAACGTGTTCTCTATCGTATCCCATCCTGTACACTTATCATTCCACCGATACAACTTCTTTGTCTTAAGCTCAAGCTTGTAATCAGCTCCTATACTCGTGCTGTTAGGGAGCTTGAAATAGACAAAACTATACTCTACCCATATGCAGGTTAGCTTTATATCGTTGTAATAGTCGTGAGAGATCTTGTATAGATTACCTTCTTGATAGTTCATGTCTAATCCTCACACTGCCGTTTCATATCTCGTGCTACTTTATAAGAATCTTTCTTGCAGGATTTACGCTCTGTGTTGCTGTCACTGTATTGCTTAGAACGCTTAGTAGAACGCTTGCGTTCATATTTCTGGAATGATTCTGTTGTGTACTGACTCATTTGACTTCCTCACAATGCTGTTCCGAAGGAACACAATACCATTGCCCATCTTGTTTATAGAGCTTAGCTTGTTTCTTCTGAGACATCAACAGGAAAGCAAGCTTGAAACATTCTGATTGTGTGTTCATTGCACCACCTCCAAATCACTAACATTCCAATAACGTTTCCCATTAATCGGAGAGCGAAGGCAGACTTGTGAAGGCTTGTTCCCTACGCTGCCATATGTTGTCAGGACAATGGCTGTTTCGTCTGAGGATGTATCAGAGATACGTGCCTTTACAATGTCGTTTGTTTTGATGTTCATGTTATACAAGCTCCGAAAGCGCATCACGAGCACGTTGAAGGTTGTCGTAAGCTTCCTCACAATTCCATTTCAACTGTTCAAGCTCACCGATTAGTTCGTCAAGCTTGTCTCGTTCTTTACCTACTGCTATCATACGCTTTTCGATCTGCTTTGCTGCGTTTGCAAGGGTTACATTAGGTTTAAATTTAACAGTCATCTCACACCGCCTTCAGTTCTTGGTAGTAGGATTTCGCTTTCTGACTGAATTGTACCGTCTTACGTACCAATGTGCAAGCTATTTTCAAAGGTTTCTTCAAAGAATTTGTGCTAGAAAGGTCTGTTATCCATGCCGGGATATTATTCGCAGAATAATGGGTGTCTGGAGCTTGACTAGAGGTGTGGCTTGGTGCTGGCTTGGAGTAGTCCACTGCGCAGCTAGCGTAGGGTAAAACTACCTCATCTTGTGGCATATTGAACGACAATTCATCGTCTTCATGGGTTGGTTCTTTAACGCTGACTGCTTTCTGATATAAAACAGTTGCTCTGTTCCGTTTCGTCACCAAGACTGCCCGCAGCTGGGTATATTCTTGGATTGACATTTTACCGGCTTTGTATTCAGTTTCTAGCTCTATGAGTTGGTCTGTTAACGTCTGGATGCGTCGGTACTGAGGTAAGATCCTGTCGCGAAGGGGAATAGAAGTTTTCTTTTTAGCTAGTGCTGTCTCTTCAGAGTAAAGTTCAACGTTAGCCGATCCGTCTCTGTGAAAATGAAGGGCAGAGGAATCTTTGAGGCGATCCCCAATCTGCTCGCCAGAGTAAGCCGCAGCATCATTCCAATGATTTACGATGTACATTCTGCTCATGATAAAAGCCCTACCTGTTGCTATCTGTTCTGATAGGTTCAGTGTAGGGCTTCTGTGTGTATCTGTCAAGGTAAAATTTCCCAACTCATTAAAGCTTGATATGCTCTTGGATCTAGCTCGTCCCTGTACTGCTCCGCAAGATATTTAATATAAGCCTCTTTTGTTTGCCTGTAGAATGAGAAAGCATCTTGTTCTGTTTTAAAGTGTCGAGCCTGCGTTACTTCCCCGAGTTTTGTGTTGGCTCGATATGAGTTTCCAATTTTAATTACGCCGGGAAGTGTGTCACCTTCTTTTGTTTGTATCCACAGATTGGAATTTATCTTACCCGGTAACATGCAGCAAACATCTGGACCATAGGACTTATTCCCCCTTACAAGGAGATCCTTATCGACATGCCAACCTTCTTTACCCCAACCTATAGCGGATCTAGTCCAGTCAATAAACCCACCGAAGTTGTGCCAAACATCTTCAACAATCGTTTCGTCATACCCCGGTCGGTTCAATCTGACCTTATCTCCGTATCCACGGTCCAGAATACCCGCCCAAACCACATACTCAGCCTTATATTTCAAAGGATTCGATCTGTGATCGCCTAAACCTATATACCCTACACCGGCCACAGTCTTTTCATAAGGGTTCTTAAGTTCTTGTCTGAATACTGCACACTGGTAAACTTCATACTCGTAGCCATATTCGTCCAACCATTTTACCGTCAACTTCTGGTTTGGCGTATCTTTGCTAATAATTCTTACACCTACCCCACATTTTGTGGGCCACACATCTCCAATATTGTATTTACGTCTCATAGCTGCTTTGACTTACCTCCACACTTAGTACAACGAACAGACCCGCTCACAGCTACAATCAGGATGTAGGGAACGATCCATAACGCCCCTGTCAACACAATCAGGAGCCAATTAAATAGGTGGGCACCAAAAGACAAACCAGTCTTTAACCCTATAGTTCGACCCTGACAAGCTTTACAAAAACACATTACTTGGCCGCTCATCACACTACCTCCTTTTTAAGTTCTTGAATAAGCCTAGGAATCAGCATCCAATCATCCCAAGGAATTCCAGCTACGCTAAGCCTTGACGATACATCTTCAGCATCCTCACAGTTTACTCTTGCTATCTCTATAGCTTCAAGTAGAGCTTCCAACTTCTCTTTGTTGTTCATGACAACACCTCATATAGTTTAACAGCACATTGGATAATCCCGACCCAGCAAATAATTCCTACACAACACAAGGCAATAAGTCTTTTGAGTGTCAGTGTACCATGTGGGCCACGCTCTGTGTCATCATGTTCGATGTCTGTGTTCATTTAGCTTCAACCTTACTAACCGAGTACCGAAATTGCATTCCATGCTCCCCATTGAACAGAGCCAAGCCTTGGTTGAGCCCTTTAGCCCATTTCTTGGCAGCATTCTCTGTCTTACGAGTGGCTACGATTTCTTTGGTGAAGTTGTCAGTGATTGTGAAGGTGGTCATTTCATTCCCCTTTGGAAGCCCTTTGCTTCCTTCATGTGATTAGAATAGCAGACTGAACACCTACGTCAATAAGTATTTTCAATTATTTTTGAAGAGTTTTCAACACAGCCTTGCCAGTGGTTACTGTGTTAGCACCTACCACCACATCCTTAATATAAGAGCTTTCAACCCTCACCCACTCTTTAAGTTCAGGATTCTTAACCTCTAGACGTACAGAGCCATTCCATCTTGAGTGTAGCCTAAGAAGTTAGGTTCTCTGGAATTGTCAATCCTACGATTCCATTTTACTTCTTCATTGCGGCTCAGCCCTTCACGGTCCCTAGCAGTGTGTACTAGAGATTCAAGTTCCTCGACTGTCACTATGATCACGTTCATCTTACACCTCATCAGTAAAGTGTGGTTTGACAATGTAACGTACAGCTCCGTACTTCAAGTCAAGTCGATCGGCTTGTTTACGAGCACGATTCCGGTCGTTGTAGACTTTACCGACGGTTTCTTTGGTTTGGATATCAACGATTGTGTAGGTGGTCATGATGTCGATTCCTTGGGGTTGTTTGTCTCTGTTGTGCTAATTCTAGACAAGAAAAAGGAGCCCGTCAAGGCTCCTGAGGTAAATCTTTTTACTTACTCGCTCGGTTTCAGTATCTCTTTACAGCTTTCTGAGATAACTAGTAGCTTTGAGCGGGCTTCGATTGGACTGTGACTAATCACTTCCGTTATCTCGACTATGCCTTCGACGACCTCAATGAACTTTTCTAGTTGTCCTTTCAGTAGTGCAATCTGAGACTCTTGTATTTCAAACAACTCCTCCATTATTTGGAGACGTTCCTGCGTATCATCCGTTTGAGTAATAGAAGGCTCTTTTGGAACCTCCAATACCAGATCCTCTACATTCTCCTTAGCAACCAACGCTGTAACTTTGTACTCTGAATCTTCAACAGCCCATTCTACCAGCTCTCTGAGAAACAAAGTACGTCCATCTCGTTCAATAAGGAACCCAAGAGTCTTAGTCATCACTAATTGCTCCGAGCTATAGAACGAAAAGCCTCAGACAATGTTTTCTTGACTCGACATTTCCCATCCAAACGTTGCACACGATACCCTTCAGAACACTTGATTATCAAACCAAGGAAATTACCCCGGTTGTCAAACATCCTCCGAGTATTGTTGCCACTTACTGGAGAAAAGTTGCCCTTAATACTATCTACTTGTGCCATGATATTCACCAAAGGATATGGATCTCGCCGATCCTGATAAACACGGGGAACTATTCACACCGTGCTTGCCTCCCTGTTTTTACCGGAGGGGCTTACTGCTGCGGCCCTCTGTACATCTCCTTTCATGTTTAAAATTGTAAGTGATGTCCTACACCCCGTCAAGCCCTTTCTGAAAAATAATTAAACAAATTTATATGGTTTCCCCAAACCACATCAATCGTTGTAAATTAATCCTTTAAAAACAAGCACTTCCTCAATTCTCCCTAGCGTAATGGCGTAAGCTTTGTCCTCTTCAGTCTTGTAATCCTCGCCATCAGCAAGCCACAGCCACTTAGAAAGGTGCTCTTCCAAGGCTGTTTGTGAGAGATTTATCGCGTTGATACAATCGAGAAGTGCTTCCGAGTACGAGTAACCGTCTTGCATTTGTTCAAAGGTAGCCTTGATTTCTTGGGTGTTCATTAAAAGCTCCTACGTGTGTTGTGTGTCATTGGTGATACAGGTTCAGTTTACGCCTTTTGGATCCATGTGCAACATATATTTCTGACGAAACCCACTAAATTTCCAGTCATTTCAGAGGAATACTGCTTGACAGTAAGACATTATTCTGCTCCTGACCGCACATGTTCTCTGTCCTCTGAGCGTATACAACCACTGTACATGCAACCAGTAGTGTTAAGAGGAATGCAGGAACGTTTCCCATAAATTTCTCCTAGCAAGGTTGTTGTATCTTTGTATTTAGGTTGCTCATAAGCTCTGTGAAATTAAAATCACTTCCCTTATGAACCTTACGCAAAGCACTCTCCAACCAACTCACATCCTCAATCCCTTCAAGCTTATAGATATAAACATCCTTAAGAATCTCGCCAGTACTCTCATTCCTACACGCTGGAGAATGCTTAACATCAATTACAACATACTCTCCATTTCTTTCTGGTTGTCCTTTGGACTGGAGGAGGATGAGTTCGTTTAAATGGAATTTGTTAGTCATTTTATTACCTCCAAACCTTCTTAATTGCCCAAGCTAACCTACCCCATAGAGAAAGGCTTATCAATGCTTGGTGGTCATCTTTTACCGCCAACAACTGGGTATAGTCTCGCTTTACACGCCTATCTGTGGCGGTCTGAACATCACGTTCAAATCTCTCAAGAGAGATACCAACAAGCTCTCTCAACTCTTCATCAAAAGCTGCGAAGACTTCTCTTGTGTAACCACCTCTGCCATCTGCCCAACAAAACCTTTCAATAGGAAGATGTTTAACTTCCACTTCTTGTTTGTCAAGAATGGTATCTGAATTACGTACAGATAGAATGTCCCATGCATACGGATAGTGATATTGCTGTACATATTGCATATCATATGATATCACTTGTTGTTTATGTGCCGAATATAAGGTTACTTGTTTCACTATAATTCAACCTCCTCTTCAATAGTATGCCCAAACAAATTAACCAATACATATTCACGACATGCCTTATCGAAGCGAAAACGACACTGCTTCAAGTCTTCGCGGCAAAGCACATACTCAAGACTATTATCTAACGAACTTTTCGAGGTTTTGTAGGCAGTTTCTGCATGCTGGAGCCGTTCTAGGAGTTCGGTAAGGTGGTTCATAGGGGTAGCTCCCAAGCCCGACTTACAGGGATATTATAGTCGGATGTTCCCGCGTAGTAAATTCTAATTGAGTCTACATCTTCTCGTACATCATACTCTTGGTAGGATTTTCTGTACCCGGAAACATATTTTGTAAACGAGGTTACATTATATAAGTATCCGAAGATAATTTGAACTTCTTTCAAAGACAGGTTGTTCATTTTTCTGCCTCTTTAACTTGATCAACATACTCTTTTACAAGAGTAGTGAAGGTTTTAGCTATCTCTAACAGAGCTTCTGCATCCTCAACACTGTTATATGCGGCATCCTTGTACCTGTGCTCAAGAATCATGTAACTCTCTTCTAGGGTAAGTTTCATTTCACCATCCTCAATTCAACAGTCATATCGACATGCCCCGGAACTCCTTCCATCCACTTGTTAAAGAATTCCATAGCTTGCATACCATCAAGACAAACACTTAGGTGGAACTTGTCTGTTCGCAGTGAGACAAGCTCACACCCATACTCAATGTTAAGAGTCATTTCATCATACAGGGAGTGGGTGTATTTCTTAAGCGAGAAATGTTCTGAGTTATCAACAGTGACAGTTCCTGTTGCGCTACTCCAGATGCTCATTTAATATCTCGCTCAATTGCAATATCAATCAGACGAATAAGTTCTGTACCAGCAACAGTAGGATCAGATTGTGCTGAAAAGAAATCAAGCCACTCTTCAGTCAAGTATTCGTAAGCTAAGGTTGATGCATAAATGAAAGCTTTCCAACGAGACGCATCAACAACCCGCTGATCAGTAACTTTCTTAGACACAATCGCACGTTTAGTCTTGACTGCCATGATTATTTCTCCTCCTGTTTAATTAGCTCAGCTTCAAGCTCGTCTAGGTTCTCTCCACACGATGGACAGAATACACCAAACTTGTCAGCATGGTCCTCATACCCGCAAGAGGGACAAACATAGAACTCTTCAAAATCTTCTAGCTCTTCGTTCATAATATTCTCTCCTAAATTCCTGTGATGTATTGCTGTCTTTGATAGCCGTATTGTCTCTGTTTTGGTACAGGTTGTCAAGAATTATTTGAAAGCTCTTCCAAAACAAATTCCCAACCATTTCGACGTTGTAGATCAAACTTAACCAATTCGTACATTCGGCAAAGGGTTGTTGTCTTAATCCTAATCGTTGCACCTTCGCTATCTGTAAAGGTGCTGTAATACTGATTAGGATTTGCCGATACATAGTCCTCAACTGTCAAACCATTACCTGTGAGCTTCATTCTGCTTTCTCCTCGTTGTTGACAAACCACTTACACCCATCATTAGGATTCTTGCAAGCCACAGGCATACAAAGAAAAGCTTGGAACTTTAGCAAAGGAGTCTGCGTAAAGCGTTTACAGGATGCCTTTCGGCTACAATCTGTACCTTCGCACATAACTAAAGAGGCCATTTAATAACCCTCATCTTCAGATTCATAACGATGTTTATCGTAGTCAGCTTGCATAATTCTAACACAACGACTATCACCACATGTTGCACAAGAAGTATTACCAAACCATGTTGTAGCTTCTTTCCCACTGACCTGCACACCACCCATCTTGCCAATCAATGAGTTCATCTTCATCAAACTCTACACCTTTGTAGAAATCTTGGTATCCGCGTTCGTGATTGTTCATTTCAATACCACTCCGGTTGTTTACGATTCGACCACTGTACCTTAATAGGCCTGTCTCTACAAGCCCATTCTGCAAACTTAGCCTTCAAATAACTTCTATAAGCTACCGTCTGATCAAAAATCCCCAACCTCTTATACTCATCATCCATACACATAGCAAATGGCTCAAGTTCAGCTTTCTTGATATTGCATGGAAGCTTGTCTAGCACAGATAATAGCTCAGATGTCTTATGAATCTTTCCTGTACGAAAGGTATATTCTGAACATAGCGCTTTGAAGTGAGCATAGAGCCATTGGTAATTAGCTGAGGTTGAGCGGGTCCAGACCATACTCGGGTGGTTACGATGTGTAGGTTTGTAGCCTACTTGGACACCATCCAATGTGTGATGGACTGTGGATAAAATTTGGCAACTTTCCACCACCATTTTATTTAGCAAAATGTTCGGTAAATTCTGTGCTGATACTGTTGGGCATTTGTGGCTTACAAAGATATTCATGAGAAAGCTTCTGTGTGAATGGCTGATGTGAGAATAATACAGACAAAAGAAAAGGCCGTCAAGCGGCCTGTGAGGATTTATTTTAACTTTTTCAGAGCACTATCGACTAGTGATCTTTGTTCAGCTTCTGTCAGTTCACCATTACCTTGACGATGCGCGTAACTCCATGCGCTTACCAAACCAAGTTTCTCTTTAATCTTGTCTGAGTTTCCTACCAAGAGTAACATATCTAGATTATGAAGGAAGGCTTCATAGATTTTCACTTTATCCTCGTCCGTCATAATCAACCCTCCACGGGTGGCTTAGGCAAATACTGCCAATGTGTAATCTGACTCTTAGGGATTTCATTATAATTTCCCCAAGCGAACCATTGTTCTTGACAATACCACCCAGATTGAAACTCACAAGTGCAGACATGAATACCATCTGTAGCGATTACATCAATACTGTCAAATACTTTAGAGCCGTCTACGTTTAGTTCAGGTAGGTGGTGTACTACGGAAATCCAATTGTTCATAATTTTCCCCTTAGACAATAATTTTATATTCTTGCACTTGACCGATCTCATCCCTGTAACCAACACCAACTGGTACAGGAACGTCCACTTGAAACAACTTTCTAAAACATTCGCCCATCACTTCTTCAAGTGTTCGCTGATGTTGTCGCTCAACTATAAACGAATCGTGAATAGGAAGGCAAGGAATATTTTTATCAGACATCACATCCAGCACACAGGCGGCCAACTCACTGTCATAATTCTGCAAGACTGAGCCGTACCCATCACCATTGCAAAACAGAGAATCAAATTGAGGATAAGCCTGTTTAACTCGATTGAACACTTCTGTTCCTGTACGAAGTGTAAGGTCTTGATTATCCTTGAATTTTAGGTTAATTTCACTCTGAATAGCTTGCTTAGCTTTACGATCATCAAGTGAATTAAACATGATGTTGACTGCCAGTTTAACAATTGCACGGTTAGCTTCTGTCTTTTCCTCTGCATCCAGAATGCCCATATACACATCACTTGCCACTTCAGACAAATCAATATATTCACGGACAGCAGCTATGCGAAAGTGTAGATTACCATAATCAATTTCTACCACGGGATTTCCGTTGATAGTGATATCATATCGACCTAGACGACCTTCGCTGTGTGGCAATCGGAGAACATCAGCACGATAGAATCGACCACCGTGGCCAAAGTCACCATTAAATACACGGCAATAGAAGTTGTTTAGAACATTTCCTTCTTTATCTCGCACTGTGCAGATGTCATTTAGAATATTAATTTTCTTGACAACACTTTCAAGTCGTTGTGTTTGCTTTGTATTACGAAATAATACAGGTTCTTTATCTTCATTTCGAAGCTCAATGTATGCATAGGCTTCTTGATATGCCAACTCGGCCATACGCTGAACTTCTGCAAGATCACAGAACTGTTCTACAAATTTGAGGGTTGGAATGATATAGCTCACTTGTCTGTCATCCTTATTTTGGATAGGTGGTGCAATGTAGTTGGTAGCATAGCCCTCTTTCTCAAGCCAGTCAACCACTTTCATCACTTTATAGGCTGTTATCTTCTTCTTGCTTCTATTCTTCTCGTATTTATCTCTGGAATAGACAAGCTTCCTGTTCTTACGAAGACAGGAGATGAGATTGTAGATAACACAACTTAATACTTGAGTATCTTTATAACCTAGAGACTTACATTGTATTGTTATAGAGCGAGGATAATTAATATCATAGATTAACAATCTTGTATTCGTGGGATCATACCCAATCTTATTAACTTCTAGTACTTCGTATCTCGGTTCTCCTATCTCTAACGTATTCCAACCTTCTTCCTCTATATCTTCCATCCCTTCACACCTCACTCTCTATATAAGGAGTAATTAATAATAAAATAGGCTACAGGCCGCACACCACAAGGGCTACAGCCATTTGCCTTCCTGAGACAATTTCTAAAGTCAAGCCAAATCACTGAATCCAGACAACCATAATCTCACACATAGCCCTCCAAACACAAGGTTGAATTCACTGTTTATTGGGTGGTTTCAGGAGATTTACCTGTCAAGATCGTCTCACCAAATAATCCAACACATCAACAATATTCTCAATAACATCCCTGTCACTAAAATACTTCAACTGCCATTTGATTTCCTCAATAGATTTGACCATCTCTGCTTTCTCCTCAGCCTTATACCTCTCCACGAGAATCTTCTTACAAGCCATCATCCCCTCACCAGTTTCTTTCTGGAGTAGGCGTACATCTTCTGCTGTGATTTGTTTCATTTAACCCTCCGAATATTAGCCCACTGCTCAACACCAAACTGGTCACGCTTAAACTCACCAGACACCTCCCCCTCAAAGGTTACGTCCAGTTTCATATTTGTACGAACATTCTTTTTATAGACAGATTGAAAAGTCGTGCCTACAGATCTGTAGTCAGAAACCCAAGGACTTGATTCCTCCGTGATTTCAGAGGCACTAATAGGAAACACTTCAAAGTCTTCTGGTAAGCTTTCAACCCAACTGATAAATTCTTTCTTGTTCATGTTGCTTCCTCCTATTGATTTCCACACAGCTTACCTCTATCACCAACATCTGTCAAGCACCCCCTTCAAAAATCTTCTGACAGAGTGTAGATAAATCTACCAAACAAATTTGCTAGACAAATCTGCTGAATAAATTTACCAAATGAATTTGCCCAAGGAGATTCTCCCTGAATAGATCGCCTAGAGAATATTTTTAAATCAGTGCGTAATTTTACAAATTATCCTTGACAGGTGTGGAGGTGACGGGTAGGATTGGTGTATCTGAGGTGAACCACTGAATAGTAAGGAGAGACAAAATGACCAAGAAAATTATTGACGTACTGCGCAAGTATGAAAGCGTAGAAGACCTGATGAGCGGTCCGATTGATGAGGTGATATCCCGTCTACAGAAGGTAAAAGAAGAGAAGCAGACAGAAGGTGTTCAACTGATTCTTGAGTATGAAACAGATTACGGTAGCTATGGTGATTCAGATCGCCAAGTGGTAAACTTGTATGATCGCCGTCTTGAAACGGATGAAGAGTACCAAGAACGTGTGACCAAAGAGGCTGCTGAAAAGGAACGTGCATTGGACTCCAAACGTCGTCAACTGGAACGTCTGAAGAAAGAGCTGGGTGAGTCTTAACCCCTCACAAACAATGTGACAAGATGCTGTGACTGAAGGGCTTAGAGAAGTAAGCAAATAAATTTGAATAATTATTAATGTAATGCTATGCAGCGAAAGGCTATTCGAAGAATGGCGGCTGTGGGAGGATGGGATGAATTTGCACAATGAGATTATGAATATTCAGATTAACGAAAAGAATATCTGGCACAAATACGGTACTGACGGGACATATGCTTATAAAGAAGGGCATCGTGACGCAAGGCATTCCGCCGCTGAATTGTCTCTGAAGGCTGAGGCTAGGATTGAGGAGTTGGAATTCCTTCTGAAAGAAGCTATTCCTTGGTTGAATCATTATGAAGATTGTCACGGGACACCTGAAGAGGTAACATTGCTTGCACGAATTATTGAGGGGAAATTGAAATGAACGATAAAATTACAGCATACAAAGACCTGTTGAAAGTGGTTAAGAAGCACTCTGAAGCCTTTGACCGTGAGAGTGTTACCTTATCTCCTCTACATGTTAAATCCATTGTAGAAGCACTTGAGGTGAGTGAACGCTTTGGTATTCCTCTTCAGGGAATTCAGTCTGGTACACATTTGCGTGTAAAGAATGTCTACGATGACTGGACAGGCTTGAGTCTGTTTGGTGAGAAACATGGTCGTACAATCGGTTGTTCAGATAATGGCAAGCAACCTAAAGATGAATGGTTGTTCAAGATTAGCTTTCCTTGTGGTGCTTACACATTCGGTGGTGATGGTTTGTGGGATAAGAGCTACCCTAAGAAAACCTTTGATGCATTCTTTGAAGAGTTGAAGTGTTATGGTACAGCTTTCTCTGATACAATGAATAACGCTTTGTACTTTCGTGAAGACAACTCTAAAGCTGTGTATGAGGCTTTCTGGCCTTTGTTCAACAAATATAAAGCAATGGTCAGTGATGAATTGAAAGAGCAACGTAAACAAGAATTGGTTAAAGAGCTTGAAGCTTTGGAGGATAAATAATGCCTAAAGTAGTAGGTCAAGATCAGACAGTTTATAAGCGTGCAACCTGTCGTGCATGTGGTAGCATCAACGAATATGCACCTAATGAGGAACGGGAGCTATATAAAGGACGTGATATTTCTGGCTGCATGTGCACCACTAAAGGTTTCAACTGCGGTAATTGTGGGCAAGAAGTCATCACTTACAGTGATTGATGAGCATATGCAGCAGCTAAGTGAGATGGAAAATAAATTGAATGGTTGGGAGGAATAAGTGATGAGAAAATCTTGGTTAATTCAAGAATTGAATGCAATGATTTCCGAAGAAGATGAGGGCCTTTGGGATGATTATGAAGAAGGTAATTTAGCTTATATCGAAGACAAGAAAGATTTTGATATTGGCTGGAAGCTTGGCTATGTTGATGCTATCTCAACTATTTTACGAAACTTAGAGGCCGAATAAATGAAATACGTAAAGAACATTGACGAAGCATTTGATTTTGTAAAAGGTCTAGTCGTAGCACTCGAAAAGAAAGCTGAAAGTAATATCCCTTCAGTGATGAAGTTGAATAAAATCACAACACCCTCTGTGGCTAACACATATGCAGCTAATGCTTTCAAATACGGAAGCAGCTATTATGAACGTGATCCTAAAACTATTGAGGAGGTTGATACTAAACTGATCTCATTACTAGCCAAAGCTGAACAGGAACGAGCTAAAGTATTGGAAGAACATCAAGCCAATATCCCAGCTATTGAAAATAATCTGAAAGTACGTGAGAAGATCACACAGATTATGAAGGACATCGGTGTTCCAAATAATTACAGCACATCTGAATTCAAGACTCAACGCTCACGTACAAAGACTACAACAACTCATTCTGCCGGATACCTTGGGGACTTGCAACGCAATGTCCCTGTAAGCGACGAGAAAGACCGTATGTTAACGCTAATTAAGAGTGCCGAAGACACGTTCAAGCGTCATGCCGATACTCTTAAGGGTACGATCCGTAAAGAGCTGCAAGATGCAGAAAAGACCGAGAAAGCTAAGAAGGAAGTGCTGGCTAAAGCGAGGTTGCAGGTTAAGTATAATTTTGACGATGACTTTGAATGGTCAGATGTCCTTGAAGTGTTGGATAGCAAAGATAAATATTTTAAGCTAGCTCGTGCAATGGAGGATACACGAAACGATTGGAATGACGGCTATGGTCGTGTACAATATGCAATCCGCGGTTTTGAAGTGGTGACTGAAGAAGATAAGGAAATCTTTGAATCCATTCATGAACTGGCTTATGAATCAGAGGATATTGATGGGCGGGTATTTCGAGATTGTGAGTACAATTATTCGTTTCTTTATGGTAAAGTGTCTGAAGAAATCATGAGTGATTACGAAACCCTCAAAACCTATTACGAGGTGTATTAATGAAAATAGCCTCTGACGACATTGTTGTATGGGCTGACGGTACGTGGTGCTACGGTGATGAATTATCAGGAATGACACACATGTCAGATGATTATGAACTTTTAGTTTATTGGTCAGAACCTTGGCAGAAATTTTTGGAGGATAATGTTTAATGAGATTCGTAGAAGTTGATAAAGAACGATTCTTTGATATCATGGAGCGCTGTGGTGCATACATTGGTAACACTGAATATGGGCATACACATAGAAAAGAGTTATGGTGCCGTAACCTGAGTGTGTGGCAAGGTGAAACTGTGGTTGGTGTTTACAGCTATATGCAAGGTTCAGTTGCAACTTGTTCAATCGCCGGTTATCTAGATGACTGTTACAAATAATCTTGCTATTCTTGAAGCAATTTGATTAATATTCTTTGCAGGGTGTTGGAGGGGAGAAGAGCGTGAGTAAACAAGAGCGACCAGACGGAGAGTTGTTGTACCATGCTGCCTGTATTGGAGATGATTGCTCATCGTCTGATGGGATGGCAGTCTACAATAAAGAGATTGACGGTGAACAGGTTAATGATGCATACTGTTTTGTATGCACAAATTATTTCAATCATTCCCAACTAGAAGAAGTGGGAGTTAAGATTAAAGAGGGGAAACATAAAGTGTCCGAAGTAGTAGACTTTACAAACATTCAAGCAATCCCATTTCGTGGCTGGAAAGAACGTGGTATTGGTCAACCCGTAAGCACCAAGTATGGCGTACACACAGAGGTTGAAAATGGCTTTGACGTGACAGCTCGTTATTATCCGTCTACATCTGATGGTAAGATCGTAGGCTTTAAGAAACGTTTGAATCCTAAAGACTTCGTTGGGATTGGTAGCACTAAGGCAACTAACGAACTGTTTGGTCAATCTGTCTTTGAAGCTGGTCAAAAGTATCTGGTAATCACCACAGGAGAAGAAGATGCTTTGGCATTTGCGCAAGCTCTCTACTCCAAGAAAGACGGTGTAGAATACTGGACACCGTGTGTTAGTGTGACTTGTGGTGATGGTAGTATTATCAAACAGTTCAAGGCGAACTTTGAATACATCAACAGTTTTTCTAAAGTAATCCTTTCGTTTGATCAAGACGAATCTGCACAGAAGTATGTAGAAGAAGCTGCTCGTCTCCTTACTCCGGGTAAGGCATTCATTGCAAAGCTTCCACAAGGGGTTAAAGATGCCTCAGATATGGTTAAAACTGGTCGTACAGCAGAGCTTAAGCAACTCTTCTGGAAAGCTACTCCGTTCAGTCGTGTTGATGTTCTGCACTTGAGTCAAATGTGGGATGACTTTGAAAGTGAAGACAATAACGTAAAAATTCCATTTCCTTCGTCTTGGTCACACTTGAATGAAATGATGAACGGCGGCATGGAAAAAGGTGAAATCACGATTATTGGTGCTTTGACATCTATTGGTAAAAGCTCGATTGTTAACAACGTGGTCTATTCTCTCATTGAGAACACACAGTTCAAAGTAGGTGCGATGTATCTGGAAGGCACTAAACGTGAAGTTGTACGTGATCTGTTGTCGCTTGATGCTGGTATGAACTTGCGGACAGTTAACCGTGAGAACGTAGACATTGAAGCATTGAAGAATCGTTTCTTTGAGAACCTTGCAAAGAAAGATCAATTCGTTTATGTTGACCACCAAGGTAGTATTTCAACTGCTGAGATTTTTGATAAACTTAACTATCTGGCGAAGGCTGAGAACTGTGATGTAATTGTTATTGATCCCGTTCAAGCTGGTGTGAACAGTAGCGACAACGGCGCAATCATTGAGTTCATGGATACACTCTTGAAGTTTGCAAAGGAGACAGATACTTGTGTAGTAGCAATTTCACACATGAGAAAACCTTCTGAAGAGAATCCACACGCTGTAACGGAATACCAATTAATGGGTTCCTCAAGTCTGAATCAAATTGCATTCAATACAATTTTGATCAGTCGTGATAAGATGAACCCTTGTCCGATTAAAAAGTCAGCCACTAAGCTGCAACTTGTTAAGTGTCGTCGGACTGGTAACACTGGTGATGCTGGATGGTTGCGTTATGACGGTGCGACTACACATATGTTTGCGACCTCTGATCCATACATTGAAGAAAGCCTGATGGATGAGCCACCATCGGTGGAAAGTCTAGAAATTCCAGCACATATGGTTGACTTTTGAATCAAGGAGGCGTAAAATCCTCCATTCAATTTAGGAGATTTTGCATTGGAAAAGAAATTCTTTGAGGGGGATTGGATTTTTGATATTGAAACTTATCCAAATACCTTTACGTTCGCTGCTGTATATTCAAACGGCAAAGGCATGCGAGCCTTTGAAATCAGTGATCGTAAAAATGAAGTAGAAGACCTTCTTGATTTCTTCCGTAAGGTGAAATCTGCTGGTCATCGTTTTGTAGGGTTCAACAACAATAACTTTGACTATCCGGTTATTCACCATATCTTGCAAAAAGCCCGCAAGGTTCATGGTACTGATAAGAAGCTGAAAGTCACAGCTAAAGAGCTTTACGATGTCGCAATGAAACTTATTAACTCAAGTAAAGAAAATAAGTTTGGTTCAGCAATCAAAGAAAAAGATGTGGTGATTCCACAGGTTGATTTGTTCAAGGTTCATCACTTTGATAACAAAGCTCGCTCAACCTCGTTGAAGATGCTTGAGTACAACATGCGTTCTATCAACATTGAGGATCTTCCTTATCCTGTTGGTACAGTGCTTGATGATGCTCAGAAAGACGTACTCATTAAATACAATAAACATGACGTTAGTGAAACTCTGAAGTTCTATTGGTATTCGTATGAGAACCTAAAGCTTCGTGCTGATCTGACGGAACAGTTTGGATTTGATTGCACCAACTTTAATGATACAAAGATTGGTAAAGAGTTGTTCATTCGTACACTGGAGAAAGAAGCTCCGGGTAGTTGTTACAGGAAAACTGAGTTTGGTAAGGAAGTACGTCAAACTAAGCGAGACAAGATTGTGATCAAGGATTGCTTATTTCCATACATCAAGTTTGATCGTCCAGAGTTTCAAGCTGTGCACAAGTGGTTTCAAGATCAAGTCATCACTGAGACTAAAGGTGTATTCAGTGATTTGATGGAGCATCAACTTGGGGATGTTGCCAAGTATGCTGAAATGGTCGTAAAGAAAAAGAAGCTGTCTGATCCTGTAGATAAAAAGAACAAACGATACATCCCATGTGAAGAAGTTATCGCTGAGAAGCGTAAAGAACAACCGATGGGTTGGATTGAGGAGAAAGAGCTTAAATCACCAAAGGGAGCTAAGAGTTATTATTGGTGCTGGAATGTTGCTGAAACTTTGAATGTTATGATTAACGGGTTTCGTTATGACTATGGTGTTGGTGGTATTCATGGCGCAACACAAGGTACTATCCGTAGTACTGAGAAGCGAAAGATTCGAACTCTTGACGTTGCCAGCTATTATCCAAATATGGCGATTGCTAACCAGATTTACCCACAGCACTTGGGTAAGACCTTCTGTAAGGTGTATTCTGATCTTTACGAACAACGCAAAGCAACACCGAAAGGATCAGCAGCTAATGCGGCTCTGAAGCTGGCACTCAATGGTGTTTACGGGGATAGTAACAACGAGTTCAGTCCGTTGCTTGATCCAGCCTACACGATGGCTATTACAATCGGTGGTCAGCTTTCTCTGTGCATGCTTATGGAAAAGCTGATTGATCATTGTAATGCTCGGATTATCATGTGTAACACTGATGGTTTTGAGTATGTCATTGATATAGAAATGTTCGATGAGGCTGATAAGTGGGTGAAGTGGTGGGAGGATTTGACAAAACTTCAAATGGAGGGAGACAACTATAGTCAAATGTTTATCCGGGACGTTAACAATTACATCTCAGTAACTGAGTCTGGCAAGGTGAAACTCAAGGGTGCATATGAGTTTATGGATTTCGATAAACTTGGGTGGCACAAGAATCATTCAGCGATGGTGATTCCAATGGCCGTGAAGGCTCATCTTATTGATGGTGTTGACTTCGAAGAGTTTATTCGTCTACATGAGAATAAGTTTGACTTTATGTTACGCACGAAAGTGCCACGCAGTAGCAGTTTGGTTATTGTTGAGAATGGTGAGGACATTCCACAGCAGAACATTTGCCGTTATTATCCGGCAAAAGAAGGGGGTAAATTGATTAAAATCATGCCACCTTTGGTAGAGGGTGGTGAGTATCGCAGGCTTGGTATTGATACAGATTGGAACGTTAAAACATGCAATAACATTAATGACTTCTCATGGGGAGTTGACTATAAATATTACATTGATCAGGCATCTAAACTAATTGAAGCAGTGTCGGAGGATGTAACTGATAAACAAGGTAAGAATTGTGAAAGAAGTGTGGAAACCGATTCAAATTGATTTGGTACAAGACAGATACGCAATTAGCACTCATGGACGAGTGTTTGACCTACAACAAAAGAAATATTTGAGCTGGTCAGATAATGGTGCAGGGTATAAAATTGTAGGGCTTCAGAGGAAAGATAAAAGTAATGTCGCAATTCGTTATGTACATCGCTTGATTGCTATTGCATTCCTTGAGAATCCTGATAAACTACCTCAAGTTGGACACAAGGATCATACACGAGCTAACAATTTTGTTGATAATTTGTACTGGACTACACAGAAGCAAAACACAGCAGATGGTATTGAGGCTGGACGGATTAATGCAAATCGTCCTAAGACTAACCGTAAGATAACACCAGCTCAAATTTGTGAAATTGCTTTACTTTCACATCAAGGAAAGGGTGTACATGAGATTGCAATTATGCTAGACTTCCCACGTACAACGATTTCTAGTGTGTTCAATGGACGTAGTAGCTGGGAGCTTTTTGAGTTTGCAAGAAAAGAAATTGAAAATACCGCTGTACAAACCCAATAAATCATGCGAGAATGGTGGTACAAATTAAATTGTAAAGGAGAGAAAGATGGGCTACTACACACGATACGATATTTCTGATAATCCAGAAACAGTACAACAAGCTATTGAAGACAAATCTCAGTATTCGTTTTACAGTGGACAGACTGACACGGTAAAGTGGTATGATTGGAAAGAACATTGCCTTGAAGTTTCCAAGGACTTCCCTAACCTTGTGATCAAGGTTGAAGGTGATGGAGAAGAACAAGGGGATCAATGGAAAGCTTACATCAAAAATGGTAAGATTCAGATTGCTAAAGCTGTAGTAACGTTTGAAGAATTTGGCGAATCAAAACTTAATTAATCTAGGAGAAATAAAATGTACAAATTTAACTATTCCGTTCAAAACTCTGACTACACTTTCGCAGACGATCTTCCTAGCCGCTCTATGGCACGAGAGGAATTGAAGGAAGTGAAAGCCCTCGGCTACAAGGATGCAAAGATTATCCGCACGGAATACATTCAAGTGTCTCAACGGCAGGTACGCTAGTATGGGCAGCGTAACATTAAAAGATTCTGTAGAAAAAGTTGGTGATGCATCAATTTCTACTGTAGAATATGTCTTCTCAGATGTTCAGGACTTTCTACTTTGGGAGTCCAGTAAACGAGACGCTATGAATCAAGCTGTGAAGAGCTTTGTTGATAGTCAATTGTTTGGTGATCATCTGTCGGGTGACAGTCCTTTTGAGAATGAAGATGCTGTGAATGTTACGGAGATTAAAGTGGGAAAGAAAAAGGAGAAATTGCATTGAGTAAATCAAATAGTGTACAATCATCTGGCGGAATTGGTATTCTTGGTCTGCTGGGTGTATTGTTTGTAGGATTGAAGCTGGCAGGAATTATCACTTGGTCTTGGTGGTATGTAACACTTCCTTTCTGGGGTGGTATTGCACTTGTGCTGAGTATCCTGTTGGTTGTATTTATCGGAGCTTGTATTGTGGCTGCGGTGAGTAAGTAAAGAATTTAGCGAGAGCTAGATAGCCGTCAATGGCAAAAGCTGTAAACAAACGTAATGTGCAGATAGCACAGATCAATAGAAATAAATGAGGATTTAAAAGATGGCTTTGATTGAAAATGTAACCTTTCTGTATGCTAAAGTTCAGAACCCTGTCCCAGCATTCAATAAACTTGATAGTGAATGGACTGTAGATGTTGTATGCTCCAAGGCAGATGCAAAAAAGGTTAAGAAAGAGTTTCCAAAGACTTCGTTGAAGGAGTTTGATAACGCGGATTTTACTGAGAAGTTTGGTATTGAGCCTCCGTTCCCTTCTCAAGATGAGCAGTTTATTCTTAAATTTAAGAAGTCTCACATTAAAAATGGTCAGGAAACTCCAGAGAAATATCGTCCACGAGTTATTCAACAAGTTGGTGAAGTTCGTGAAGACATCACCTTCGAAAAACTCATCGGTAATGGCAGCAAAGGTACTATGAGCTATCGTATCAAGGAGACTAAGGACTACGGTAACTTTGTAGAACTTCAGGCATTGCTGATTACAGACTTGGTTGAATATAAATCTAAGGCTGGCAGTGTCACTGAAGACTTTGGTCCTGTAAAGCTCGCTGAAGCTCCTGTGCAAGAGAAGGTGGCAGTGAAGCAAGGTCCAGCTCCAGTAGTCCAAGAAGAACCAGAAGATGACCTTTCGTCGGATTTACCGTTCTGATCTAACTTATAAGGACCAAGGATGGTCCATTCTCAAGAGAGTGTAGTTATGCGTAATACTGTAAAAATTCTTAATGTATCAGATTTCAAAGATGATAGCGGTCTGTGGTGTAAAGGAAAGTCTATAGTTGAGGGTGACGTATATGTGCGGAGAGTTACTCGTTCAAGCTTGCTCTGGGATAATGTAAATTCAAGGTGCAAGAAACCCTATTGGAACAAATACCCAACTTACACAGGTACCGACAACGAGTTTGGAGGTTATCAAGACTTCACAGAATGGTGTCAGAATCAGTTTGGATACACGAGCAAAGACAGAAGTGGTAGATATTGGGCTCTAGATAAAGATTTAATTAATCCAGATTCAAAATCTTACTCAAAAGAAAATTGCATGTTCGTTCCAAATTGGATTAACACTATCTTGATTTCTTGTAACTCTGTGAGAGGTGAATATCCAATAGGCGTAAATCTTCACAAAGAAACAGGTAAATTTATTGGTAAGTGTGAGCAGTATCTTGGTTTGTTTGATACTCCGATGGAGGCACACAGAGCTTGGCAAGAAAAGAAGTTAGATGTTTTGCAAGATGCTGTTAGGCACTCAGACATTGAAAACCACCAGAGTCTTGTTGAAGCAATTTATAGTAAAGCTGTTAAAATTCGTTATCAATTAGATAACAATCTAGAAACTATTTAAGGAGAAATACATGAAAGAACGTCAATCGCTGTACGACCGTGCATATCAACTTGCACAAGAAGCTATCACCAACAAGGAAGACATGAAAGAGCTTGCTGGGGAATTTACTTACGACAAAGAATATAACACCGAAGGCTTTGACAAAACTGAAGTTAAAGGTTTGATTAAGGCAGCACAAGCCAAGGCTAAACAAGATGACTTGAAAGCCAAAGCTGATGAATATAATAAGTTGCAAGAATTGCAGGATTTGTATTCGAAGTAATTAAAGAAACAAATAGGGGCTTCAATGCCCCTTACTACTTTGTAAGGAGTAAGGATGACAACCCCAACAACAGGAGTTCTAGATTTAGACCTCTATAAATACCACGCAGCAGCAGCCGGTGAAACACGTTCAGTTCTGGTTACACACAAAGCTAGCAAGCGCGAAAAAGAATATAAGACGCGTACTGAATGGTACGGAGATTGGCGTAAAAAAGAAGGTGGAGCTTTAGCTGAAATCAATAAAGGACGAACTAGCCCTTTTATGTGGGATGAGTTTGAATACACAGATATCCAACGTCCTGAACCAATCGATCATGTTCTACATACCGCAAAAGTTATGGTAGAGAAAGACCTTAAACTCAGTGGTGCAAAAGACTTTAAAGCTTATCTAGGGGAGGGTGATAGTTTTAGGGTTGAGTTGAGTACGCTTCTTCAATATAAAGATCGTGCTCATCTGATTAAACCTCTTGCACTACTAGAAGTAACAGAGTATCTTAAAAAGAAGTTTAAAGCAGAAGTTGTAACAGAGATTGAGTGCGACGATGCCGTGGTAATGGCTTGTTATAAACAACCAAAGAACTTTGCAATTATTGAAGACAAAGATTTTTGGGGCTGTGGTATAAAAGTATGGGATCGTAATCAGCAAGAACGTGGTGTTGTAGATTGTAATAAGCTTGGACATTTATTCTTAGATGATAAAGGTAAAGTCCGAGGGGAAGGTAGAATGTTCTTTTACTTCCAATGTGCCAGTCATGACTTGACAGATAACTACAAGGCTAATTGTTTTTCTGATACTAAGTGGGGGGATAAAGCAGCCTACAAAGCTCTTGTAGATTGTAAGACTGACCAAGAGGTATGGTGTAAGCTTAAAGAGGTTTTCACACTACTTTATCCCGAGGAAAAGACTGTTATCGGCTGGAGAAACGAGCCTATCAACATCAGTTGGCACTATGTTCTAAATGAAATGTTTTTGATGGCTAGGATGAAGCGGTTTGTTGGTGATAATTGCACAGCTTACGACGTGATGGATAAGATGGGAGTAAAATATGATTGACGGTAATTTTGCTTATGCACTGCAAGTCCTGATTAAAAACTCTGATGAAAATACTTTAAAGATTTGGGACAAGCTGCGTGGTAACGATTGGTATGTAAGTACAAAGCTTCAAATTCAAATGAATGAGTATGAAGAGTACGAACGTCTTAAGTTGAAGTTTGAAGAATGAAAGAACCTTGGCTAACACCAGAAGGGCTCAAGATATGGAAAACTGAATCCCAGTATTGGCAATGGCTGCGTGGATCACTTCGTAGATTGTGGGGAGATTATCCACTACGTAAGCAATGGAAGGCTAACCAACTACGATTAATCACACCAGAAGAGAAAGCTAGTAAGCTCTTTCATCCCTCTACAAAGAATCTTGGGCAATGTTTTTATTGTGAGCAATGGTTTGCAGGGAGTAAGCTAGAATGTGACCACAAAACACCATCTGATGGATGTAGATCAAAAGAGACAGCGGAATCTTTTCTGTGGTATTGTGGTGGTGGTGTTGGGGATGAGTGGGTGTTGAGCTGTAAGCCATGCCACAAAGTGAAGACTCATTCTGAAAGACAGGGGCTATCAATGGAAGACAGTCGAATTGATAAGGAAATTATTACTATCATGAAAGCCAAGACTGATAGACAGTGGTTAGAACTGCATGGTATAGTTCCCGGTAGTAATGCTAAAATTAGACGGGCACAAATTGAGGAGGAAATGAAGAATGATAGTGTTCTACTTCAAACCTGAAGATCTTACTGTTATACAAATGCAAGAGAACAAGAGGCGAACACAAGAGATTGTTAAGAAGTTCTTTGAAGCCGAATTGGAACTTGAACGTCTCTGTGAAGAGCTTGGAATTCCTAAACCTGAAATTATGTGCGTAGGGAGTAATTAAATGACCGACAAGAAACTTAAAATTGGTAGTGTTGCTTACACTGAGCTTTCCATCCAGATTGCTATCCTATCCGCAAAAGTAGATAAGTTGCTTGAGTTGGCTATGAAGCCACAAGAAGCTGAACCTGCAATCGGTGATAAACAACTTTCTTATGAAGATTGGGAGATTGAACCTAAATGAATATGTTCCTCTACGACCTCTCACAAAACATTGAATACGACAATCTACTCTTACAATTCTATGTATTCCTATTCACATGGTTAAACTGCATTGGGGTGATGTCATGACTAAATCTATAGGTTATGAAATAGTTGCAGTACTTTGGTCTATATTGGCAGCAATGCTCGCTAGTGGTTTCCTATTCTGGGTAGCAGTAGTGATGGGAGGAATTAATATCATAGCTCCCATGTTCCAAAGCTACTATGAAAGTAGGGGTTAGATATGTCCAATGAGAATGTAATTAATTTATTTAAGAATAAGCCAATCACAATAAGCGCAGAAGTAGTTTCAAAAGAGTTCTTACTTGAATATTGGAAAGAGAGGAATAAAGTCATTAGTGATGAGTTTCATAAGAATTCGATATACCAGAAGCAAGAGACATTGGATATTGTGTTAAATATTTCGAATGATCTTTATGAGCTAGTGTTGGAGCTTAAAGAGAAACTTAAAATGAAAGGAGAGATACATTGAGTGAAGTAGAATGGAAACAACAAGCAATCAGTCTCGCTGTAAGTGGGTTGTCTTGGCGTGCAGTCAGTAAAGAACTTGGTATTGCTCGTTCGACAGTTGGGGATTACCTTCGCAAACACTTTAATAATGATCGTGCTGTTGAAGGTAAAGATGCTCATGTTGTTCGTAAAGTTGATGGTGTTGAAGATAACTCCCGAATCTTGTTTATTTCTGATATGCACATCCCATATCACCATAAAGATTTGATTCCTTTTCTTAAACACTTGAAAGCAAAGTACAACCCAACACGAGTAATCTGTTTAGGTGATGAACTTGACCAGCACTCTTTGAGCTTCCATGACAGCGACCCAGACCTACCAAACGCTGGGGATGAGATTCGTCGGGCACTTCCTGTAATTAAAGAAGTGTTTGAGTTGTTCCCTGTTATGGATATTATTGAATCTAACCACGGCTCTTTGGTGTGGCGTAAAGCTAAAACAAACGGTATCCCAAAACACTATATTAGAACGTACAACGACGTACTTGGTGTTGATGATGGTTGGAAATGGAGTTTTGATTTAACTATTACTTTGCCAAATGGTCAGAAGTGTTATGTTCACCACGGCAAGTCAAGTGATGTTGTAAAGCTTGGTCAGCAAATGGGAATGCATAGTGTCCAAGGACATTACCACAACACTTTTAAAGTAGATTACTGGGGCAACCCAACGGGCTTGTACTTTGGTATGCAATGTGGTTGCTTGGTAGATGATTCTAGTTTGGCGTTTAGTTATAACAATGTAAACATTCAGCGCCCTGTCATTGGCACTGGTTTGATTATTGATGGTGTTCCAATCTTGGAAGCCATGATTCTTGATAAAAATGGGGATTGGATCGGTGCTAAAACTATGTAAAACCTGCAATACTGAAAAAGATTTGTCTTTATTTGTTAAATCTACCGAAAGTAGGAACGGTTATGGTGGTCGCTGCAAGGAATGTAGTAACGCCAAACAGCGAGAAGACAGGAAGAAGAACGGTGATTCTAGTACAAAGCGTTACGAGAAAACTAAGGGTGGTTATCTAATGCGCTCTTATCGTAACATGCTATCAAGAGTCACGGGAGTTCAAAGTAAGAAAGCTCATTTATACGAAGGTCTTGATATTCTAAGTAAAGAAGAATTTTACGAGTGGTCTATAAATGATGAGACTTTCAATTCTTTGTTTGACGAGTACCAAGAATCAGATTATGATATGAGACTTGCACCTTCTGTAGACCGCGAAGATTCTTCTTTAGGGTATAACCTAGCGAATATGCGCTGGCTACCACACTGGAGGAATTCACAATTGGGTGCTCTTTCAAAGCGCGGCATTAAGGAGAACTAAAATCGAGAATTATAAATTACTTCGAACAGTAGAAAATCTTGAAGATGCTGTTGACAGCTTAAGTAAACAAGTTCATACTTTACGTCAACAGCAATCAGACATGCTAGACCAAATAAAGAAACTCAAGGAGAAAAAATGAGTGATGGCAGCGGAAAATAGCTTCGCAATTGGCGACAGTGTTAAAGTAAAAGAAAAGGCTTGGGAAGGCTTTAGTCACGAACTTTATAGTTTTGGCTTTGAAGAAGATGAAGCTTATGAAGTTACTGGTTTGTATGATAATGGTAGTTCAATATCCCTTAAAGGGGCTAGAGCTATTTACTACTCTAAGTATTTTGAATTGGCTAAGACAGAGGCTAAAGAAGTGGCACCAATTAAGTCAGATGGGGGTAGTTCATCTTACTACGATATTGAGCTTCCTCATTGGTTTGTTCAACTAATTGTAGATCGTGCAGATAATAAAGGTAAAGCTTTTATCAAGACAGAAGAATTGATTGAAGTCTTGTTTAAATCCGACTTTGACTACGCCAATATTCAGAAAGCTTTGGTTCGTTCTTTTGGTGCTCAGAATGGTGCCGGTAAAGAAGGTAATGATGTAGACTACGAACAGAATAAGATTCAGTATTCATCTAATCGGATCAAAGAGCGAGCTAAGCGATGAATAAAATTATTGCTGTGGATATCGATGAAACTTGTGTAGATATGTGGCCTATGTGGCTGAACTGGTGTAACCTTAGCTTCAACAAAAACCTCACCGCTGAAGACGTTGATTACAACTATGATCTAACACAAATCTTCGGTAAAGCAGCAATAAGTTTTTGGTCTGATGATTACCTTTATTGGAAAGTTAAGCCTAAGAAAGATTGTGTTGAAGTATTGAAAGAGTTGCATGAACAAGGTTGGAACGTCGGCTTTGTTAGTTATGCAAAGAAAGGACACTTCGCTTCTAAGTGTGATTGGGTAAATCAGTGGTTTCCTTTCCGTGATTTCATCCACTGTACAAAGGAGAAAGGGTTTACTCGTTGTACACACTTTGTGGATGACAGGAATAAGTATTTGAATCAGCAACCAAATGATGTTAAGCTAATCAAAATGCGAACACCATACACACAAGATGAAAGTATTGGTAAATTCTTTAGTGGTGTTTGTGATTGGTCTGACATTCGAAGTCTATTAATTGAGGAGAAGTTGTGAAAGATTTGCAAGGTTACTACAATCAAATCATTGATTGGAACAAGAAGGCTGGTGTTAAAGATCATGAGTTCAGCACACTTGATTGGGAGCGAGCAGTAGAGCTACAAAGTAAGTTGCTTGTGGAGGAGTCAACTGAAACTGTTGATGCAATGGCTGTAGGTGATATGAAGGAGTTGTTGGATGGAGCAGTTGACACATTCGTGATTCTTTCTAAGTTGTTTGATATGCTTGAGAAAGCTGGCTTTGATGTTGAAGGTGGTATCCAACAAATCATTGACAACAATCAGAATAAGATTTTCAACTCTTTCTACGAAGCTTGTGAAGCTAAAGAAAAGCTTGAAGAACGTGACGATAAAGAGTACTATATTGAAACTTCTGTTCTAAATAATCTTTCTTTTTATACAGTTCGTAGAGAAGATGGGAAGATTGCTAAACCTGTAGGCTTTGTAGCTGTAGAGTTGGATAAGTTTATTCCAAAGGAAGTGCAGTGATGACATTAATTGTGACAGTGCCAACAGAACGTGTTAAGATGAAGTGGCAAGACATGATCAGCACCCTTGAAGCTTATAAGGGTATTGTTTCAACGGGGATGGCTTATGTTTTGTTTGATTCATTTCCTAGTGAAGAAGAGTTTAAAGAGTATTTGTTGAATAAGGAGAAAGAAGTTGTTTGATTTCATTAAGGCACAAGTAATTGGAGTAACAACACCAACTGTAGATTTTATCCCAACAGCAGAGGATCTTCCGGCTTTCTGTGCTCGGGTAAGTAATCCAGATAATCAAAAGAACTTTGATACAGCAGCAGGTCTTTTGAAATACTGTATGCGGGTGGGTCATTGGTCTGTCTTTGATATGTCCAACATTGTTGTGGAGATTGAAGCACCACGAGATATTGCAAGGCAGGTCTTGCGTCACCAGTCAATCAAATTCCAAGAGTTCTCACAAAGATACGCAGTAGCTCAGAATTTTGTTATTCGTGAGACACGTAGACAAGATACAAAGAATCGGCAGAACAGCATTGACCTTGACCTAACTAATCAACTTGATTTTGATCTGATGGTTGAATGGGAACGACGACAGAAGGAAGTTATTGATCTAGTAAAGATTAACTACAATTGGGCTATTGATAGTGGTATCGCTAAAGAGTGTGCTCGTGTAAGCCTTCCTGAAGGTAATACAATGAGCTACATATATGCAAATGGTACAGTGCGGCAATGGATTACATATCTAAAGGTTCGTGATGACTTGGGTGTTACACAAAAAGAACACGTAGACCTTGCACGAAAGATTAAACCTGTTATCATTGAGCACTTCCCGTTCCTTGAAGAATTGATGGAGAAATAAAATGATTAATGTAGATTATAAGTTCTCGGACTTTATTAAAGAATATCAAAACCTTCTGATGATTCGTTTGGGGATGAGTGTTAGCGAATCATCACGCTACATTGTTGATGTAATCGAAGACATCGAGGCAGCAGTCATGCAAGACATTTCAGCATTTGAATTTTTCCAAGACGAACTTAAAGATGGGGTAGATGTATGAATATTGAAGTTGAATGCGTAGATGATGGTGTTGAGGGATTCTATCGAGTGTTCATAAATAATGAAGGTGCTTGTTTTGAATCTTCAGAACTAAGCTCAGCCTTTCATGATGCCTTTACCTTCTTGGGCTTCAATATTAATTATAAAGACGTAGAAGAATTTGGGGAAATTGTATGAGTGTAGGATTTAATTTGAGTCTCAGTGACTTGCTGCTAGTTCAAGGGTTTGCTCAGGCATTCGGAGAAGATAATAAAGAAGCAATCAATAAGTTTCTAGAACAGAACGGGATGGATACCAGTCAAGAAATTGATGAGGTAGTATGTAAGCATCGTAATCTTCGGGGACAAGTTGTTGATTGCCTAATGTATCAAGGCCACGAGCGAGACTGCAAAGAGTGGTTGAGTAGTGGGGCTGCAAGTTGGTCGAATATCGTAGAAAACTGTGATCTAGATCTTCGTATTGCTCTTAAGACGATGGGTAAATCATACAATAATTCTGGTCATATTATTTCTGAACTAGAACGACATAGTAATTAAGGAGCTGTTGTGACAATTGATTTTGATAAGAAAACACAGATTCAAACACCAACACTAAGTTACGCACGACACTATCCAAAGCTTGTTGAGATGGCTAATAAGCAACTAGAAGAACAGCTTTGGTTTAGTTCTGAGATGACTGTAGAGCTTGATAAGATGCAGCTTCTCTATGAACTAACACCAGAGCAACTACACGCCGTTAAGACAGTATTACAATTGTTCCTTCGCTATGAGCTGATTGTTGGGGAAGAGTTCTGGAATGCTTTGGTAATTAAAGAGTTTCCAAGGCCAGAAGTTAAGCTTGCAGCTAGCGTCGTAGGGATGACCGAGTTGGCGATTCATGCTGAGTTTTACAATCAAATTAACGTCCAATTGGGGTTGGATAAAGATGAAGATTACCTAGCTTATACCAATGACCCAGAACTAAAAGCTCGCGTAGAATGGCTTGAAGAGATTCTTAGTGGTGAAGATAAACTTCTTGCAACAATCATCTTTGGTATGACTGAGACGGCCTTGTTGTTTTCAAGCTTTGCTATCCTGAAGAGCTTCCAATCTAATGGGTACAACTTGATTCCAGTCATTGCACGGGGGACCAATCAGTCAGCCATCGATGAAGATTTGCACGGGCAGATTGCAGCAGAGATTATCAACACTCGGTACAAAGAACTTGGTGTTGAGTTGAAACAAGATACTAAACGAGTCGGAAAGATTTACGAAGCTGTAAATTATGCCTTTGAACATGAGTGCCGCATCATTGATCTTGCAATCTTGAAAGATACTTTTAATGGTCAGAGTAAAGAAGACTACAAAATCTTTGTACAACGACGACTAAACATCTTCCTTGAACGTATTGGTCTTGATCCTGCATTCCCAGACCTTACATCTAAGATTGCAGACTGGTTTGAACAAAATACATATGCTTATAAAGTGATTGACTTCTTCTCTGCTGGCTTAGGTATGGAATATGAGAGTGGTTGGAACGAAAAGAAATTTACGTCTGCTTGGGAGGGCTAATGATTAACTATTCAGAAATGCGAAAGACACAACAAGCGGAAGGTGAAGTACCTGAGTGGTTTACTACTGGCGGTTTGCAACTGTTTCACAATAAGTATGCTTACAAGGGTGAGTCAGTAAAGAGCCGCTTCAAAGGTGTAGCTAAAGCAATGGCTAAACATGCACCTAAAGTTTATCCTGAATGGTGGGATACTGATCCTTATACAGTCGGTAAGACTTGGGAAGATGCTTTCTTTGCAACAATGTGGGATGGTTATATCAGTTGCTCAACACCCTTGTTGGCTAATGGTGGTTTGCGTAAACGGGGTACTACAGTTAGTTGTGCTGGCGGCTATGTAGGTAATAACCTCTTTGATCGTTACAACGCAATCACTGAAGCAGCTATCCTAACTAAACATAGTCATGGTACAAGTTATTCCATTGACCATTGGCCTCATGAGGGTGCAGAGCTGCGGCGAGGTGGTCGAAGTCTCGGTGTTATGCCGGTCATTCGGGACTTTATTGCTGTAATGGAGGAGGTAACTCAGGGTAGTCGTCGAGGCAGTTTGGCGTACAGTATTCGCCCTCAACATAAGGATTTTGATGAGGTTGTAAAGCACCTCTATGCTCGTACAGAATCAAACAATGTTGGCTATTTGATTGATGATGATTTCATTCGTTTGATGGATGATAAAGACGAGGAGGCACACCGGAAGTTTCAACGGATGCTTGGTGTCAAGCTTCCACGGGGCAAAGGCTACTTTACATTTATCTCAAAGATGAACCGACACTTGGCGGAAGCGTTTCGTCGTAAAGGTATGACTGTCAAAGCTAGTAACCTCTGCCAAGAGACTTGTCTGCCATCGGATGAAAACTACACTTTTAGTTGTGTGATTTTGAACTACAACCTAGAGCTTTATCGTGAATGGCCTGAACATCTCGTCTTTATTGGTCAAGTAATGAGCGACTGCAATATTAGTGAATACCTTGAAACGATGGACGATATGACTGATCTTGATAAACAGGCGATGCATAAAATCTACCGATTCACTAGAGAGTTCCGCTCGCTTGGTAGTGGCGTACTGGGGTGGCACACACTGATGCAGAAAGAACGTCTGAGTGTTAGTAGTTTGGAATGTATGTTCCTTAACACTAAAATCTTTAAAGGTTTAGATGAAGAGTCAAAGAAAGCAACGCAATGGCTTGCCGGTGTGCTTGGTGAACCCCTTGGTTGTACAGGACTTGGTATTCGTAATGCTACACGATTGATGATGCCGCCAACTAAGTCAAGTGCTGAGATTATGGCTGGTGCTTCTGAAGGTATTGGTTTAGATATTGCAATGGCGTTTACTAAACAATCTGCTGGTGGTGAGTTCTTCCGGCTGAACAAAGTTCTTCTTGAGTTGATGAAGGAGAAAGGTGCTTACTCAGACGAGACAGTACAAGAGATTATTAATGATAAAGGTAGTGTACAGAAAGTTAGTTGGTTGACAGAAGAAGAGAAAGCTGTGTTCCGAACAGGGTTTGAAGTTCCTGCTGAAGATTATCTTCGTCTGTGTTCCCAGCGTCAGAAGTACATCGATCAGGCTCAGTCGATTAACTTGTATTTCACTTCAAATGATAGTGAGGAATATATTAGTCGGATTCACAAGCTAGCAATGGAGGATGAGGGTATTCTTTCTCTGTATTACATTTATTCTATGCGGGGGGCTGGTGATATTTCTCGTGTAGAGGTATGCGAAATGTGCCAATGAGTGCTTGACACAATAAAATAATCTGCTATCCTTAGCCCATCAGATCAGAAATGGTCGGTGGGCTTTCTTTTAGGAGAATTTAAATGAGATACACAAAAGGTAAATGGATCGCATCCTACAGGGACACATACTCCCTAGACTACACCCTATCCCCAATCATCTACGCAGGATTGTCAAAGTTCCACGAAGTATTGGAGAAACGTAACAAAGAAGGAGGGTGTCTAGGAGTCCCTAATGAATACATGAAAGATGAATCTGAGTGGGTGACAGATTCAGACGTACAAGATTGGCTAGACGACATCAAGAAAATGATGTATGCTTTTGAGAATAACGAGCCTGATATAAGAGACTACAATTTTAAACTGACTACTGTTCCATACGAGGATGAAACTACAAAGTCATACGAGCCAAAATATGGCAAGTCATTTAAAATAGAGTGTGATAATGAGGAAGAGAAGCTTCGATACTATGCTGATCTGGATGCACATAAAATAAAGGTTCAGGAAGGTCTTGAACTCACATTCAAAAATTGGACTAATTTGTGGTGGTGATTATGAAAAAGTATCTACTAACTGATGCCTGTGCTGGCTTGCTTCTCCTAGCAACAATTTGTACCGGGGGTTTCTACTACCTAGACTCACAGACTAAGAAGATCGAACAATCCTTAAAGGATGGGATTCCAGCAGAAGTTGTAAAGAAGGGGTTGCATACTCAGGCTGAGAAGACTTTGTTCGAGCGTATTCAAAAACGAACGGAGTGAACAAGTGCCAACTAAAATTGAACTGCTAGATGCAATTATGTCAGCGGGTAAAACCGAAGGGATTATTAAATGGATGCTGAACAATCCTCAAAACAAATACTTATACGTTAGCCCAATGCTAACAGAAGTAGAAGAACGTATTCCTACAGCTTGCCAAGCACTTGAGTTTGTATACCCTTGCACGGAAGAATATAAAACTAAAGGACAACATTTACTTGCTCTGCTGCAAGAGGGTTGTAACGTTTCCTTTACACATTCCCTATTCACTGATCTAACAAAGCAACACCTTGCACTAATCAAGAAACATGAATACATTCTGATTGTGGATGAAGAAGTCGCCTTCATAGAAGCATACACTGGTAACTACAAACGTGACGATATCTTGTCACTAGAGAAGGCAAACCATATTAGGATTGATGAAGAGGATCTTGGTAGGGTAATCTGGCAATGGTACAATGATGAAGATATGGGAGATACAGCCTACAGCAAACTAAAGAGGATGTCTGATCTAGGTATGTTGTACTGTGCCAAGCGGGATAGACGAATTATGGTTGTACACTTACCAATCGAGTTAGTACAGTCTTCAAGACGTGTTATTCTTCTTACTTATCTTTTTAAAGGTAGTGTGATGGAATCCTTTATGAAGTTGAAGGGGATGGAAGTAGTACCGTTCACGGAAGTTCAGTTAGTTAAGAATACAAAGGATGTATTGGATAGAGCTAAGAGTTTAATCACTTTTATTGATACACCATCTAGTAGAGCAGTATCTAAGTTGTCTATGTCTTCTACTTGGTACGCTAAAAATGCTTCTGTAGCAGACTTAGTAAAGATAAAGAATGCTTTACTTTCTTTGTACAGAAAATATAATAGCAAAGAAGATTTTATCTTTACTGCCCCTAAACCGTTAGCCTGTTACGATTACATTAAGAAGGAAAGAGTAACAAGACACATCCTACACAAGAATTTACCTAAAGATTTAGATTGGATCTATTGTGGTACTAAAGCAACTAACATTTGGGCACACAAAACAGTAGCTGTACATGCTTACAATCGGTATGTTAATACAGCTATTAAAGCTTATCTGCAAGACTACGGTACACCTCCTGACGATGACAGCTTTGCACTATCTGAGTTGGTACAGTGGGTATTCAGGACTTGTATCCGTAAGGATGAACCTGTATCATTGTGTATTATGAGTGACAGGATGAAAAGGTTATTGTGCAATTGGTTAGATGGTAATTAATTACTGTTGACTTACTTGCCACAGTGAACCTCTGGAGGCCACGTAAACCGTGGCTTGTAGAATTGAATCCTATAAATAGAAAGACCTTTACTTTTGCTTTATTTTAAGCAACAAAAAGCTCCCGACCGTAAGGAAGGGAGCTGAAGGTGTGTCTGAGATTTGACTAATGGCGTAGTCAATGTGTCTTCTATGGAAGTTCGATTTATTATTGTTCTTTCTGATAAACAACAGCATTAGAATTGTTATTGTTGATTATCTTCTGACTGTTCTTCTTATCAGCCTGTAACTCTTTCATTCTCATTTCAAGAACGTAAACTCTTTGATCTGTCCCAACTTGATAACTATCTTGTTTCTCTGCTAAACCATTGATCCTTCTCTCAAAGTATTCAACATTGTTCTTAATAGCATTCAAAGATTCTTGCTTTGCAATGTCCAACTTCAATCCGAAGTTACCAACATCTTCTGCACTTTTACTATTAGTTAGAATGACAGTCATCATTAGCACTAACAAGACAAAAGTTAGAAGGTGAATAATCCTTTCAAGTATCGTCCATATCATTGGGAGCCCCTCTCTACCGCTTGTTTTTAACACCTACAAAGTAGAGTTCAATGGTACGAATGATTTCTTGTTTGTCTGCTGCGCTTCTTGCAATAAGGTCTGAGATACTAGCATCAATCTTATTATTAAGACGGTTTTCCACCTCGCGAAGATCTTCTTTGGAGACTTTGGTTGTCTGCATGATAAGAACTTTCTCTTCAAGCCCTTTGTAGTCTGTGCGAATGCCTTGGTAAAAGACAAACAAACCAGCTACAATGAAGCTTAGTAGACCGAGGGCAACACGCTCCCAAACAGCATTAATTCTTGCATTGGCATCATTTGACATTATAAAGAAGTTCCTTGTCACGTTTGTTATCACGAAGCTTTTGCATCTGCTTCTTGTAAAGACCAATACAGCCAGTATTCCGATTATAAGCAACCGCAAGTTCGATAAGACTTTCACCAGCAGGAACAGCCTTGCAGGGGTCTGTCATTAAACTATCAGGAGGATACACAAGCTGTGGTTTCGACGAGACAATAGGATTCTGTGAGCATGCGCTTGAGGTCATCAGACAGAAGCTCAGTCCCAACCAAAATAGTATTTGCTTCAGCATTTTTAGGTGCCTCTGGATTATTTGTATTTTGTGAAACTGGATGTTTGATGCCAGATTTCAATTTAGATATTTGAGCTGTAAGCTCATCAACTTTATCTTTTAAGGCTTTCTTGTCTACTTCCACATCCGCTGTGTCTTTGTCATCTTGTTCACAACTCAAATACTTCAAGTTGAGGGACTTTTCCCTCTCTGCAATCGTTTCCTGAGCTTCTTTGAGTGCATATACAGCCACAGCTTTATCGTTCGATAAGGAGTACGAAAGGTAGCCAAAAGATAGGGTAGAGAGGGACAGTCCAAGGATGATGTAGAACGTTATGCTATTGAACATCACCCCTCCATATTATCATCTGTCTGGTCAATGAACCTACCAATTCCACCCAAGACAGCAAAGATGATTACAAGGGTAGCCAACACTGGCATAGACAACCCAGCACCCAGAACACCAAGTGCAGACAGTCCAGTAACAGAGATTGCACTTAGGAGTACTCCCGCAAGAGAAATAAAGGAGTAGGACTTTAGATGTTTCTTCCAATCATTGATTACTTTCATTCACAATCTCCTTTACTTCTTTAGGTGGATTACCAAGGCACCATTGACGTTCTACTTCACGTCTTGTCACCAAGCCTTTAAGCAATTTCTTTTTGGCATACACCCACTTGCTTAATTGATTACAGGCTTGTTGGTATTTACCTTCATTGAATAGCTTTGTAAGACTTGATGTCTGAACATTATAAGTTCCAACATTGTAAGCAAAGCTCACCATAGCAGCATGTTGATAGTCATTCTGGTATTGCACTTTAAAAGTCTTGTCTAGTTGTTTATCAATTTTAACAAGTTCTTCAGAAAGCATTTTAAGACATTCTTCTTCAGTGGCTGTGCGACCTAGTTTAATATCTTTACCAGTTTGACCATAACATAAAGTTGGAATACCAACAGCGTCAATGTAGGTAACATGAGTGTCACCCTTTTTGACAGAACCTTCTTGTGGAATAACAAGGAAGGAGCCAGAAAGGGCTAACGCAGTGCCCAGACCAACCCCAAGAAGCTTTTTATACAAATTAGAGTTGGCTGACATAACTTATTCTCTACACAACAACAAAGGACTGAAAACTAGCCATGAAAGTTACATAACGAGCATCTGTAGCCTCAACTTCCCCAAGATGACTATAGATAACAGAATCTTGAGGGGAACTAAACACAGCTACAATCTTAGTCTTAGCACTACTAGAGAATTGAACAATTTTCATATTAGACATGTTATGGCTTTAGCCAGCCTCCTTAAAGTTCATAACCAGAAACTGTGATGCTAAATGCAGCAACAGTACCAGAGCCCACCACATCTAGGTAGTAGATAGTTTGTGCTGTAATGATAGGAATAATCCCCATTTCAGCAGTGATACCACTACCACCAGAGCTAGAAGTAATCTGTGTAGTTGAACTACCAACACCGCTACTCGATCCTGCAAGAGCTGCTGTTGCTGTAACGTTAGTATCGGTGGCTGCAATGTTAGCCCGACATTTCACACCAACAGCATTCAAAGGAACAATACTAGAGATACTGAGGGATGTGAATGAAGCATTCGCTGTAGTAGTGCTGATGGCTGTAGTGCTAAGAATACTAACAAATCTATTAGCTTGAAAACCTACCTTAAACAAGCTAGAACCATCTGTAGCCCAAGTACTAACCAAGGCAGACATTGTATAGCCAGCAGGCATTGCCAAAGGACTAGCAATAGATGTTGCTGCAAGGGCAGTAGCATTTACAGCCAACATTGCTGCTGTACTAGTTGTAGGATTATAAATAGCGTACAAGGCTACAAAACCATTGACAGGAGCAGTACCTGAGTTCATGCCTCCAGCACCAGTGGTTGCCAAGTTGATAGAGGCAGAGAAACTTGGAAGGGTTTTAACCAGCCCACCCAAAGCACTTTTAACTACCACTTCATCAGCAGTGAAGGTAGCTGTAGCAGCCGCTGTAGGAACAGACATTCTGTCGTTACGCATAGATGCCACTACAGGACCATTGGCATTCAATGCAGTAGTGAGGGCAGTTTGATCAATGAAAGCAATCTTCCAATAAGTATCTGTAGAATCGGTAGTAGGATCTTGACCAACATTATCAGCTACAGCTACATAAATATTACCATCACTTCCTTGAACATAGGAACGTTCACCAGAAGTTGTGAAGTAATACTCACCAGTGGATGACCAAACACTCACACCCTTTTGAAGAATATGAGCAATGGCAGTATCTTGACGATTCTGACTCCAGTTTTCCCATTGGAAAGGAGGGACTTCAGCAGTCCACCCTGTTTGTACTTTTACATTACTGGGGGCTACGATAGAGCCCCCAGAGGACCACAGGTATGTGTAGTCAGGTTTTGAAATCTCGGACATTTAAATGGCCACCTTATAGGGTATTGAAAATTACATTGTCTACCGAAACGTCAGCTCCGTTGGATGCAGTTACTTGGACAGTAACAGTTGCAGTGCCTCTCGGGGCATACCTAGTCAAAGATTTACCTATGGTGATGTAGGAAGTCAAACCAGTTACGTTACTAGCCCCAGAAAGCAAGGTGGTCCCAACTAAATCTTTAAAAGTGAAGGAAAACTGTAAAGCATTACCTGATGTTGCAACAACATCGCATTTAACAGCAGCCCCAAACATGCACATCTGACCAGCGCTCACTGGATAAGTCTGTGCTAAAGTGATTCCGCTTGATGCTGCGTTTGCAACCAAGTGCAGACCAAAACTGCCACTTTGAGCCGCACCAGCATTAACCGTGGCTGTACCACCACCTCCTGTAGTAGTTGTAGTCCACCCAGCAGTAGTGCCAGTTTCAAAATCACCGTTAGCAAGTTGCTGTGCAGGGAAACCTAAGTTTGGCTTGTTGCCACCTGAGAGTGGTTGGAAAGAGCAATCAGTAGCCCTTACAACACCAGCCCCCGAACAGAAGCTGAAGGACCCACCCGAGGTATCAAAAGCGAAGCTTCCATCAGGAAATCTCACACCGATGAAGTCAAGCACACTATTAGCTGCAACTTTGAATGGACAGTCGGTGAACAGTGTTGCCTGATTCATTGGGATAGTGGTCCCGTGAAGAATTACGTGACAAGTATTTCCAGTGATATTGATATATTCGTAGAAAGCTCCGGCACCCGGATTCTCCAAATTACCGCCAAAGAAATCAACCTTAACCCCTTGCCCACTAATAAGTAGGATAGTGTTTAGAATTGAACACCCGTGGAAGTTAACTGTGAATGAGTTGCACGCAATTTCTATATCACCAGCACCATCAAACAGTTGGCAGTGGTAGAAATCAAACACTTCTCCGGAGTTAGCTAAGCCAGCAGGGACATGCCAAATCCTAGTCAGTGCGTCAGTAAAGTTACAGTTCCAAAATGAATAGCGCCAACTGTTGGTGGTGCAGTGCAGGTTACGATCAAACTTTGCGAACGTCACGTTCCAGATTGAACATTGTCCATTGTAGCCGTTGGTGGCATGACCAGTGAGCATTCCATGCCGACCTGACACCAGTGCCCCTTTGAAGAACATACCAGAGAAGCGGTGAATATCATTGTAATAAGCTGCACTTGGATAGGTTAAGGAAGAGTACACTTGAATCGCGTTAGTGCCAGTGAAGTTGGTACAATCGATAGTTACTTTACCCTCGCCCTCGAAACTAAACTTACCCAGATCTACTTCAAAAGTAGTTGAACCATCCCAACGGTAGTACCCGGTCGGGACAATTAATTTAGCTCCAACGGCCAATGCATATGTACGGGCAAGGAGGAATGCAGGCATGTGGTCTAGAGTTGGTGTGCCGGTTTGGCTATCCGCAATCATCGATGCAGACATGAAATCAAAGACTGTGACGCGCTCCCTGCTCTTAGACAAGGCAGTACGCCCAACGGCACCTGTACCTGCTGGGAGGAATCCAACCAACCCATTACCCTTTAGTGAGTCTGAGGAATCAGCCAAATCTGAGATATTCGTCTTCAGGTTTAGTGCTGTCTGTTGAGCTGTGCTCACAGGCTTGTTGATATCACTTGTGTTATCTACGTTACTTAGGCCAACATCTGATTTAGTCAGAGTAACTACACCAGACTGGCCCGCAACAGAAGATACCATATCAACAATAGTGGTCGTGAGGTTTGTACCATCAAACTGATAAGGAGTCCCTGTACTCCTCAAAGTAACAATGAACCACTTGGGAGTCGGAGACGAATACCTTACACCTTCAGCATCAAAGTAAAGACGGTTATCAGCAGTATTAAAATAAGCTGTACCATCTGCAATAGCTGGGAGGCTTGAAACGATAGCATCGATGTTACGGTCATGGAGATAGGAGAACTTAACCAAGTTCTGATCCATATCCAAATTCCAGCCGCTACTACCAAAAGGCCAGCCGTAGTTTGCTTCTACGAACGGGGATAATTCTGAGGCCATTATTTTTATTCCTTAAATTCTTTTAAGTAGTCGGTCACTTAGCAACCCACCCCGTATTACTAGCGCCAGACTCTTTGACGTAGAGAGTTGTGTTTGCACCACCATCTGTTCTCGTGAACATAGACCCTATCGGCGCCGTTACTACACCTTCCGGTGTACCTACACCGGATGTCCAAATTGGGGCACCGCTCCCCGGTCTAAATTCTCTAGAATATGTCTGAGCCCATCTTACTGTTGACAACCCAAGCTGTTGGGCATTATCTGCTCCAGCAAAAACAGCTTTGTAGTTTGCATCGTTCGTTGTTCTGATGTTTAGAAGTGTAGAGAACGTCGGAGTAGTTCCGGCTGTACCAGATAAGGCGTGGCGAAAAGAAAAGTTCGTCCCTGACCACAAGAAACCGGAAGCTTCCGTAGTGGCAATGTACTGATTAAGAACGGGATCATAGTTATAGGTTATTTGTGGGAAGGCAGAGCCTGTAGCACCACCTACGGAGAGTCTAGCGCTACCACCAACTTGAAACAAGGCATCGTGTTGGGTCTTAGTCCCAATGTAATTATCGCCTGAAGTAGTCTCAATATAAAGCGGATGCTTGTTTGTCCCCTTGGTAAGCGCCTTAATATAAAGGCCATATTCATTTGTAAGAGAACCTGCCCCGTCAGCCGTCTCTACCCTGAAACCAATACTGTTTGTGACGGTTCCAGAGTTAATAGCTGGCGCATGCACAAACCCATACGCATTTGTGACGTTGGCAAAGATTGCTGGACGGAAATAGGCTCCGTTCATAAGACCTACGGCCACATTCGCACGATCTTGTGCGTAGTATGCGTAAGCGTTCGAAACAGGACCATTTATGATGTTGAAAGACCCACCACCATACAGGTTTGTAATTGTACCGGAACCTGAGTGTGTCAGTCTCGCTTGAAATCCAATAGTGTGGTCAATATTCTGAGACCCGATAGATTCCAGTGCAGCATCAAAGCAGGCTGCTGCCACAGCAGGCGCTGACGGATTAAAGGTGGTTTGATCTCTAAACCCATGAGGAGATGTGGCGAGACTGTGAGTTCTTACAACTTTGAAAACTGCATCAGGTGTACCAGAATCATCAGATGCCGTACCTTCAAACCTCTTTGAACTCACTTCTACAGCCAATCCATCAACTTGTTCCTTCAAATAACCCGTACGATTAGCCAACTGCAAAGCTTGAGCATTAGAATGCCCAGCTACAGGACTTCCATCAACAATAGCAGGTTGTCCACCATTCACTGGAGTGGTCGTCTCTATCTGGAAGATACCCGGCTCATACAGCGGAGTTTCAATTAAATTTGTCATTGTGTTGTCCTTGGACAGATCCTTTTAGAGCAAAGAGGCATATCTACCACCATCAAAACTTCCGTCATATGTGGGGATTGAAATGTAATCGAAAATACCGTCATACAAAGTTGAGCCATCATAGGTGTAAGACCAAGTAGGGATACCCAACCCATAATCGCTATCACCGTAAGACATCCCATAACCTAAGCCATATCCAAACGTACCTGAGAGAAGATCACCATACCCTTTAGCACCCGGAACCCCTTGGAATGCAAAAGCACCCCCAGAGATAAATGTCCCGTAATTAACTCTTACACCAATAGGTTTTGGAACAAATCTAGAAGGATAACCACTTGAATAGCTCACATACGTCAGTAGCACTTTCTCAAAATCAGTAAGTTCTTTACCAATAAGCAAAGTGTAAGCTGCATCACCTTCTTCAACGAGTTGGTTAACATCACTACCAAATACGAACTTAATAAAATCAAGTATCTGGTTAGGTGTAGCGTTTGTATTATTCTTGATAATCTTGGCTTTGATAAAAAGCCTGTATTGCTCATCGTTTAAAAGTGTATTACCAGCAAGAGGATCATCAACTCCTCTGTAATATCCACCGACACTTGAGTTATCCAAGTCACCGAAAGATTGAGCATTTGGATAACCAAGATAAGCAAAGTATGTTAAGAGAGCTGTATCAATAAGCTCTCTTGGTTGACCAACAATCTCACCAACAATATCTAACTGAGCGCCAACAGCAGTGTCAATAGAGCGCTCTTGCATAAGTTGACGGAAGACTTCTTGAAGTTCAATCTTTCCGCCGAGGAGGAGTTGGAGATAAAAATCAAAGACCTGTTTATCTTTGAACTGCTCCGTCACTCGTGAGCGGGCAACTTCTAGATAATCTTGAATCTCAAAAGGAGAAATCTCAGACATTTATTTCTCCTTTAGGTGATGGTGATGTTACTGGTGTTGAGACTGGCTATGCTATCGAAGCTGATTGGAATATTAACAACTCCAGTAGGACTAGGAGAAGTTCCAATATATAGACTGTTAACTTCGTGGCCCGGAATGCTATTGATAGGCGTATACAGACGGCTGTAAATTACATCATCGCCAGTACCAAAGTTCACAGTGAAGTAATCCAGTAGTGCCGATTTGATGGCATCGTTCCCATTTGCCGGGAAGTTAACATCTGTTGTAATGTCCATACTAATATAAACAACTACAGGGTCTGCCCTAGAGAAACTAACATCGTGAGGGAAACCTTGGATATCAGAGATGCTTACTGTAGTGTTCCCATAACTCAAAATACCAACAGGCTTGTTATCCCAAATTGCATTAGCAATGTCTGTAGACAAACCACCAGAAACAATTGGGAGGAAGCTGTGTGCAGGAACACCATTACCGTCTACGACACTTGTGTCATTCTCATAGATAGTCACTTCACTGACGTTATCAAGATTGATAAGAGCAGAGTAAATAGCATCTAGTGTGTTAGTTGCACGGTCAAACTTACCATTGCGAAACCTAAGACGAAGCTGTTCGTCTGTCTCTCGATCTTCACCGGGAGTGGCTGCAATTGGGTTGATTACACTATCCCAACCAAGCATTGGTGTGAGGATGGTATCAATGGTGTTTGCAGGCTGTTCAATAATACCGGATTCTATAGCAACTACTTCACCAACTGTTCTTACTTTGTTAATGCCAAGGTTAACTGAAGTAGTGAAGTTTACAGTTTGGAAGATATCAACACGATCAATTATAAGGGTTGTGCCAACAACAGAGGATACTAGGCTAGGATGAGCACCAGCAATAACACTTTGCAACCCAGCCAAGATTTCAGCAACAGTAGCACTAGCATCAGATGTATATGTGATGGTGTTAGTGGTGGTTGTGTTGGCATAAGTGATGGTGTAAGCTGTGCTATTCTGTAAGGTGACTACTGATACGGTGATGCCGCTAGCGTTGCTTGGAGATAGAGAAATAGCGCCAACTGTAGTGAATTGCTCCCCTGTTGTAGAGCTACTTACAGTCTGTCCTACAGGGATTAGTGTGTTAGTGTCGCCAGCTACAAGAATAGAGGAAGTTGTAAATGTTTGTTCTTTGCGGGTAATGCCCGCATAAGCTACAAGGTTGTCGAGAGCAATACCTGTTGCAGAGTTTGGGTCAAAGGCTGCATAGACTTCTTGGGCGGCTTCCCAGAGGTCTGCTTCGCTTGGGGAATCTAAAGCAATCAATCGTCCGATAATAGAACTTGGACCCGTATCTACGATATCACCGACAGCCACAAGATCCTGAAACAACTGTACAGCTAGAGCGGCTTTGCTTCCGTAGATTTCAGTAAGTCTTTTAATAACAAAGCCAGCATCTGTTACTCCAGCCATAGTGATTCCTTAATTTATATTGTTAATTACTATTGGACTGGAAATAGTCCCATCAACTACTTTAACTCTGAAAGTTAATGAGTAGACACGATTTACAAAAGTTGAATCGAAAGAAACAATCTCTTTGACTCCAACTTCTGCTAGGATATTGGTTTGAAAAATTAGATCAGCAGCAGCTTTACTGGTTTGCTTCTTGCCCAGCAGGCGTTGAAAATAGGGAATTCCGTAAGTGGTGTCCCAGAAGTATTCTTCCAAAAAAGTCTGAAGTCTAATCCTTAACCTTTGTTCAACTGTTTGAGTAAAAGGCTGAGTAGTGAATTCTTTAGTGAGTGGGCCGTTCACCCACACTGCATCGTTTGTATCAACATTCAATAATAGATCCAAGATAACTCCTCAAGGATTAGAAGGTCCGGGACCGGGAATATGATCATGGGTAGAGAAAATTATCCCGTTGAAAGTAGCAACACCAGTCTGGGTATAGCCGCCAGTTTGAACCAAAGAACCTTGTAGATCAATATTTCCAATCCAGTTGGTTTGATCCGCTGTCACATTAAATAAAGGAGTGTTAATATCTACACTTGTGGTAGCGTTGATTGTAGCTTCAGAGCAGTTAATAATCACTGGCTGATTGGAAGTGTTAATCTCAATGCTGCCATCTAGCTTAATCCTTACTTCAGCCTCTACACTACCCAAGTTACCAAACATCACGGTGTCCTTAGTATCGTGAGTAAGAACATGCTTTGCTGGATTGTTTACAGCAACACCGGGGGGTTGAATACCCGGAAGAAAGATAGCATCTCCTTTATCCATCTTGGCAAAGTTCATAGGACTTGATGGCCTACCGTTCCCACCTTTCCAACCATCCATGTTTCTCATGGAGAACATTGCTGTACCAGTATCACCAACTTCAATAGGGAATGTAAAACCGGCTTTCTTGGATACTTGGAAGCTTACTGGAACACCACCAATAGTGGGGTACTCTTTTACAGTGCCGTCTTGAGCTTTCTGATTGATAGCGGGTTGAATATCAACCATCTGACCATTAAGGCCATCTCTCACAGCAACTACGATACATGGGATTATGGTATAAACGTTATTCATTTGACTATCGAAAGCACTCATCATAGTGCTTTGAATAGCGGCAACAGCTTCTGCACTCATGAGTTTAATCCTTTCAAGACTTGACAACCTTCTCTAGGCTGGATGCACGAATCTCCGTATACCACCCTGACGAACGCCAACCACCTGTGTGTCTCAAAGAATCAACTTTAAGCCAGCCAGTGATCAATGTGTCTTCTAGGTAAATAATATCTCCAGCTTTAATATCTGGATTAAGAAGAATCTTCATTTGAATACCGGGCTTCTTAGCTTTGTCTTTCTTAGACCTACGACGATCACCAGACACACGATAAGGGGTTTCAATCAAGCCTGTGTACTTAGAAATAACATAAGCTTGTTCAAAGTTTTCTGTGTTGGCTCTATCGTTATCGTGTATATAAACAACACCATCATCTAGTTGCCAGTTACATGCATACTTTTCACACAACTCATCAAGCATCTCTTTTGGTGTGCCACTTAGTGGGTATCCATAGATAAGAGGATTATTCAAGTTAGTGCCGTTGAATACACCACGATCAGCACCAATAGCTTTGATCAGTCGGTTTGCTGCATCTTTAGGATTTTGACCTTCAGGAACAAACTCTGAGAGTATCTGATGGTTCAGTTCTTGGTATCCAGTTCCCAAAGTAATCTGGGTGATTCTGTCCGTACCTGATTTGCGAGTAGTTACGTGAGTCACTTGTCCAGAGAACAGCCTTTTAGGACCACCAGTATCTAAGTATCCAGCACTGAAGACTGCTGCTGGATAGTCTGTGTCGAGTATCTTTATGTGTTCCGTTGATAAATTATAAACTTCTATAGCTGCACTATTTGTTTTCTTTTTGTTGTCTGTTGACTTAGAGATATCAAAAGTGACTTGAAGATCAGTGATTTCTAATCCATTGCCAGTTTGAAAGTCTCCAATGATTAACTGAAAGACTCTGTTGCGCTGAATTAGATCCATCGATTACTCTTCCGTATAGATGTAAAACAAATTATAGTACTGATCAATAGAATCAGGATAAGCTTTATATGGCTCACTAATGATATCTGCTTTCTCTTCCATCCAAATAAAACCGGTGAGAGGAAAGATCGCATAATCTAAGAACAAAGGGTAACCGGGAACTAAGGCTTCACCTAAAACAATTGGATTGTTATCAGCATCATAAAGATTGATGAAGTATAACTTAGCCCTTTCATTATAGATAAACTCAAAGATATAGGAGTCACCTTGAAAGGCCATTGTGTAAGTGTAATATGCATCACTAAACAAAGGCATTGCTATATATTTATCAGCCATTTTCCCTTGCCTGTCTTAGTGGGTCAGTGTCTTTAGGAGAATCACCAGTACCGACATCTTGTGGTGTACTATCTTGTTTGCCTTTAGATGCCTTACTTGAAGCTTTCTTTTTAAGAGAGTCTTGTACATCTTTTGGGATAACAGTCTTCTTCAAGAAAGCAAAGGTAACTTGTTCAAAAGTGATGTCACAGTACAAACCATATCCAGTGTTAGGATCTTCTTTAAAAGTGATATTTGTCATTACAAGGTTGTTAATGACTTTACGAAGAAGGGTGTTATCATATTCAAACAGACGCACAAGCTGAATACTTGGATCGAATTGACCAGTCTTATCGTTGAAGACAACACCAGCAGTAAGATCAATCAGAGCTTGCCTAATTTGTTCAAGAAGATCAGCACGTCTTGTATCTACAATAACTTCAGGAGTACTATCTGATAGAAACTGTCCAATGCTGTCAGGAATAAACTTCTTCAGAACGCTTTGGTCTGTGGAGTTTACGCTGACAGCATTAGGAGCTTCGTTGCTGTTGTAAGGTGAGTTACCATCCAGATCTTGAATCAAGTAAGTACCAGTTGAAATATCAACACCAGTAATTACAGCACCGATTGTGAAGATTGGGTTACTTTTTATGTAGTGGTCTGTGATGTTTCCGCCAGCGTCGATGGGATGTTTGCTGACTTGACCTTTATAATTTTGGGTATAGCTAGAGACTGCATCACAATAGATGAAGCCTCCGTTTTGAATAGAGGAGTCGCCCCACTCGATTGCCAAGCTCATAGAGCCTCCTTATTATTTTGTTGGGAAGCTTACACTTGCTTGTTCAAACATGCCTGCAACCAACCCTTTAAACTCGTTAGCCAATGCATCAGCTTGACCAGCAACATCCATTTGAGCCATTGTAACGGGGTCAATATTCAAATTAATTTGAAACTCAAAATTCTGGGACACTGCTTTCAATTGCTCTTGATCAGCTATTGCTTGTGCGCCGCGAGAGTAATCATTAGCTACTTGGTCTTTATACTGATTAGATTCGTCAACACTAAAGGGTGTAGAGATATATGCACTTGCTCCTGCTATACTACCCCATAGACTAGCGAGGCCACTTGAAATAGGACCATCACCACGACTAGCAGAATCAGCTTGGACGATATCAGCGGCAGATGACGCATTGTCGTTCCAAGTTTTAAATGCAGCAACAGCGTTCATAATACCTGCAATTTCTCTTGCAGTTGCCTCAACAGTAGGTAAGAAGTTACCAAACAGATCAGAAGGTTTGATCGCAGAAATTTGTTCCCACAGAACCTTAATCTCCTTCCAATCCGCTACTAGTTGACCTGAGCCATCTATGCCCAACCAATCACCAACCAAGCTATCCTTGCCTTCCAGAGCCCTTACAAAAGATTGCGGAAACAAGAGTAAGTCGTCCGCCCATTTTGTGGCTTCATTAAAGCCTTCGGATAGAATCCTTACTAGGTCACCGCTCTCACTCAAACCCGCGTTTAGTGTACGAAAGATACGGGCAAAACCCTCTTCTACGCCAGCACCTGAAGCAAGCACTGCCATATCGTTCACAGCGTTTTGATACCGAGCTTGTTCAGCTTGAGATGCTTGAGATGCAGTACCTAATGCACCGCCTTTATTCGCTTGCTCGCTGGCCCTTGCTCCTGCGTAAGTAAGGATATCGCTGGTTACTTTACCTTTCTTCATGTCAGCTAAAAGCTGTTGAATAGCCTCAGTTCCAGTTTTATTACCACCAATTTTTGCTTGGTAAGCTTGTGCAAAAAGTGCTGTACCACCGGGAAGTGCCTCTGCAATTTGGCCTGTAAGTTCCTCAGACATCAACTTACCTTTACCCGCCACTTGAGACAATGCTCGGAACAAACGGTTCTGGGTTGTCTTATCAAGTTTGTTTACACGGGCAAGTTCAGCAAATCCACTAAACACTTTTTGACTTTCTTTTAAACCAATACCGGAGCCTGTAAGACCCCCAATCAGTTTATTATAATCCCCAGAAGAGTCGAGGTAGTTGAAGCCAATTCTTTGCCCTTCGGACCTCAAGTACTGAAAAGACTCTGCTCCTTGTTGTGCCGTACCCCCAGCTTGCTGAACAACAGCAGAACTTTGAAGTTGGGCACTAACTACTTCTTGGTTACGTCGGTTAAGAGCACTTAGACCATAACCACCTAAACCTAATGCTAGTGCTGGACCATACAATCCAGAAACACCGCGACCAATTAAACCACCACCAATAGCAGCACCAGCAGAACGTGCTAGTCCTCCCGAGGGAACACCGCCGTGTGGAACTAATGGGTTAACTCTCAACGAAGTTGAATTGCTAGCACGCAGCATTGCGTTAGAAACATCACGATTTAGTGCGGCTTGATTCACAGAGAATCTGCTTATCTCAAAGACAAGTTTATCACTTGCCATATCCAACGCATTACCTAAAGCTGTATTCATCTTTCTCTGGTTGACAGAGAAGTTACCGAAATTCTTAAGTCGAGCCTCAAATAAGTCTAAAGTCTCATCAACCTTCTTAATGGAAGCCTGATTGATATCCATGGAAAACGAAGCAAAATATTTACTAATTTCCAAACTATTTTACTCCGTCATTTCGGTTTATTTTTATCAGCTTTAGCTTTATCAAATGCTTGCTTACTTAAAGCATCGTACACATCAAGGAATTCAAGGAGTTTCAGCATTTGCCGTGTAGAATATTTCCACTCCATCTCAACAGCTAACTCAAGACCACCTTTCTCATGCATGGCAATCCTGTAGATGCTCCAGTGCTGAGAGAAAGTCTTATCAATTTCTTTTTCTAACGGTGTTGGAACTGTTGTTCCTCCCGACACAGACTTATCAATTACTCTTCTGTACCGGGTGCCTGAAAAAGTTCTTCGAAGTTAAAATTCAGCACCTCTTTGTAAAGCTTATTGAGGTGTGCATACTTCCGGGAGAAGAATACATCAAAAGACTTTTCAGTGATTTGCATATTCTCTTTGGAGACATAGTTGCAGATGATTTGTTTCATCTGACTAAGGTCAGCCTTACCTTCATCAATAGCTGCCTGATGCTTTTCAATAAACATCAAACCTTTAGTTGCAGGCATTGCTGTTACAAGGTAATCAATATCGTCAACTGTAATAGTTGTTTGTTCAAGTACTTCAAATTTTGGAGCTGCCATTTATTTTATCTCAGAATTAAATTAAAACAAACCTTCAACAAAGCTAGTAGCTTCATTCAAAGCACCGTCAAACAACGAAGTACTGGGCCGGGAGTTCCCATAAACCTTGAACGTATCGGTTGTTTGACAAAAGATTTCCCAGTTTCTATATTCAAACTGTCCAGAGAAGGTGGCCGAAGGGTAGCCAATAATAAAAGCTTCGTTGGAGTTAAATACGGAACGACCAGAGTTGTCTTTAAGTGTTAGTGCAATCCTTGCAGTCCCTTCTTCTAAGTCAAGCTCATGAATGTAAGACAATACATCATTACTTTGTGAGGACTGAAGAATAGGAAAAGTAAGTGTTGCTGATGTATCACGATTGGGTACACGAGTGTTCTTACCACGGATACCACGAACTACGGTGAACCCTTTAACTGATCTGGTAATACTAATTGATTGCCAGCCAGTAACTTGATACCCACCAATAACCAACTGGACTTCGGAAGGACTATACGTCTTCACGTCAAAGGTATTAGCCATTAGATAATACCCTCAATAGTTGGGATTGCTGAGATTGCAAGATTAACCAAGCTTCCGAGAATAGAAGCTGCATCCCCGTTACCACCGATGTTGATAACTGCTTGTGAGGATCTTAACACCCAAGTACGACTGTCAAAGTTATTACTTTTAACAATAGAAGCTGGGGATTCAATCCATGTGGTGGTTGAGAAGAACATGTCACTACCACTAGAATCACGTATCATGAGAGGAAATTTACCACGCTGGGTAATCTCATCTAACTGCCAGAATTTAGTTAGTACATCATTTGAATCACTACCACTATAAAGCGTTAGTGTAATTGTATAGGTTTGGTCATTATTATAGAGTCGTGCAACAGTTCCATCTGGTGTTCTGGTAGAAGTGAAGGGAATAATATCTTTACGAACTTCTAAGAAAGTTCCATCTACAAAACCAGATATTGGAAGCAACCCACCAATCAGAACGTTAACTTCCTCTGGAATATAAGTAGCTAATTGAGTCATTTAATATTCCTTGGTGGAAAGAGGGTAAGTTCATTACCCTCAATATTATTACTTACAACTGCCAACGAGTAGGTACTTCAGCACCAAGAGCTTCCATTGCTGCAACTTCAGCTTGGTCAAAGCGGGTATTACTACCAACATTGGAGTTGAGGCTAACCGCTTGGAATGTCCAGTCACGAGTTTCAGTAGTGCTTGAGAGGCTTGTATCTGGAATAGTTGCAATAAAAGCCTGATTACTGGAGAACAGGGTTGTGCCGCTGTTATCCTTGATTGTCATAGCTACCACCCAACGGTCTGAATCGTCTTCTTCATCTGCTCGCTGAAGGGCTTGCAGTACAGAGTTTGATGGACTGAACTGATGGAGTGTTAGTGCAATGGTTGAAGCTTTATTACGACGTTTAACCCTCCCGGCTGACAAGTCACTTCCGACATAAAGTTCGGAGGCTGGGGTAATACGGCTAATATTCAGGAAAGTGCCATCAGCATAACCTTGAATTGTGTGTAAGAAGTCGCCTTTACTTAATACAACAACAACTGATTCTGGAGAATAGTTGCCAAGCAGAGCATCTGCCATATAATTTACCTTTAATTACGGGATTGCTCCCTTAGTGTACTATTGGGACGATCCCCATAAATCTCTTCAGAAACATTATCATAAGCAAGTGCAGCTTCTAGTTCTGTTTCAAATCTTTTTTGAAGGTATACAATGCTATTTCGATTAATACGGGCCACCCACTTATCACGAGCCTTGTCGTAATAAACTCCTTTATAGAGGGATGTACAATCTTGAGGTTTAGATTTATTATGGTTACCAATGTCTCGGTTAACCCACCGGCAATTTTCTTTACAGTAGTTACCATCAAAATCTATACGATCAATATCCGCACCCTCAAACCAACCTTCGGACATATCTTCCCAAAATGCCTGAAATGTATTCCATTCCACAGGGTAAGAAATACCACGACCTCCGTATCGATCCCACCTAGGATCTTTGGGACTATCACAACGGTAACGAAGTTTTTGCCAAGATCCATATGCCGACGTATTGGACATTCCGTGTGTCTTCGCGTAATCAGATACAATTTCTTTTTGCAAACACCCACAAGACTTTGTATTTCCTGAAACTAGCGCTTGTTGTCTTACTTGGAAAGGGTTTGACTCTCCACAAGAACACAAAACAAGAGTCATGTTTCTTGCAGCTTTACCTTCATCATAGAACATCCCAAGATTTTCCAAAACTTCCAACCTGCCGTAAGTGTCTCCAATATTAAGAGCGCCGGTGTTTTTAAGTTTTGTCATCTCACGCTGGTAGCAACCACAGGAGAAACTGGGAGAGGTTGGGCTAGTCAAAGCTCCTAACCTTAAAGACTTTTCAGTTCCACACTCACAAATGCAGTCTACGAACTTAGCTTTAGATCCGCCAGAAAAAGTCTTATAGTAGATATCAGACGTAACCTTCCAACGATTGAATCTCTGTCCAATAGATACTTCACAATCTATATTCATTTCAAACACCCCTTTAATTGATGAACGTAAATTCTATCACGGAGGTGTTTGATTTGTCAATACTGTAAGAGACTCTTTTATTACTACACAGCTAAGAACCCGTTGATGATAACTTTGCGGATACTTCCTGCCAAACGTACACGGAACTGGAATACACCAGCAGTACGGAGAGCGCGAAGGGTAACTGGGATATCCAATACATCAGGAACTGTAACGCTCCAGCCCCGGTCAATTGCACCATTAGCTTCAGCTTGAGAGAGTACGGAACGAATTTCGTTTTCAATGATAACCAAACCAGCATTAGTCATTGGTACTTTCAAAGTGTTAACTAGACGGAAATAAATTTGTTCCTGAAGTCGTGCATAAAGCCAGTCTTCTACAATCACTTGGTCAATCGGAGTACCATCAAACATATTGCCGTCTTGGAATACGTTCACACCGCCGACAGTGGTGTACATATTCATGTTTTTGGCACGAAGATTTACACGAGCAGTATCATTAAGCTTACTTACAGTTGCACCAACACCACGTTTGAAGTCCCAGTCATTGGAACCCGGAGTGTATGCAAGTTGACTACCCATCCAAACAGCTTCTGGATATTCAGCATCTGCTGTAGGAAGGTAAACACCATAAGTACGGCCAGCACTGATCGAGTCCAGAATGTACGCAATATCAGTGGTGCCAGTTGTAGGAACAACAGTGTCTTGACTAGAAGTGCCAAAGATCTTACGACGTGCTTGGATAGCTGCACTCAGTGCTTGCACATCAGCAGAGGTATGGGTTTCTGCAACCAGAGCATACCAAACATCATTGTCATCGCTGACTGCATCAAGAGCGTCTGCCCAAGTTTCAGTTGGTGCAGTATTCACTTGAGTAAGATTGGAGGAAACCAAGATGCTCCAAGCAGTGCCGGGAGTGGTAACTTCTACAGTCAGTGTACCGGTGTTATCCGTAACAGTGATGCCTGTTGGGCTACCAATTGCAGTATCCAAACCGGCAGTAATCTCTGCTGCTGTAGCGCTTGCGTCAGAGGTATAGGTGTAGAGTACACCGTCAATTGTTACATTGTACGCTGTGCTGTTTGCCACAACCGGGGTGAGTGTTACTTCGTCTACTTGACGACGACCAACCACAATGCTTGGAGGAACAGCACCAACAGTGGACTGACCAAACAGCTTTTGGGCAATTGTATAAACTGAACTACCAGAATTGAAATCGTCAGTCACTGCACTAAAATCTGTATAGGTGCGAGTACGTTCTGAGAAATTAGTGAAGGCTGCAAGGACCAGAGGAATCTGGAAACTCGCAACAGCAACTGGAGTTGATTCACGGGTCAGCGTGATAGAAATTATTTGGTCAAGCTCGCTCATGCGGCTACCTCACTTGTTTGAAAAGACATTCGTTAATCCTTAATTAGACTTTATTTATATTGCGGCATACGAATGCCTTCTGTTACTTAATACTCAGGGATTGGACCTTCTGGAACTCTAAAGACACTCGGCTCAGTTTGATTCTCAACGATAACGGCCTCAATCAAATCTATTTCTTGTGTTGTAACTACTGTGTATGAGAAATAAGCGTCCATGTTGTGATACTCAACCCACTGAGTGTCTCTTTTCTGAGGAGCCCGACGAATCTGACTCTTCCTCATAACTCCTAGTTTGTTTCTCCCAAGCTCTTCAAAGACAAAGCAGTTGTTATTAATTCTTTGAGTAAAGCTTTGGGACATATCTCCACTAAGACTTCCTACAAAACTAAACTGCACAAACACTTCATAGCTTGCCTGAATAGTTTGTGTTTCAGTAGTTTCATTCAAGAGAGTAGAAGTACTATGATGCCCTTGTTGTTCAATACTAAGAACATTCACAACAACATAACTCTCAGCAGGTTCTGTGCCATTATTATGACTGAAAATCACGATAGGATCTGTAAATTCTGAAAGGGCTGCTAAGGCACCTTTACGGATACCAGCCCTTACATCTGAGTACACTGACATAGGCTTAATGTACTCCTTAGTTTGGGGTTAATTCTATACGAGCACATTTGCATTCTCTGTGATCTTGGACAGTCATGGTGTAGGTTTGGACTTTCATGACTTCGTACAAATCACCTTCCCACACAAATCTATCGCCGCCGTATCCACTAGTTCCCTCTTTCTTCTGACGAACTTCTGACGATGTGAACAACCACACCCAGCTTTTAGTTCTGTCAGATTCAGGCATAATACTTACTTGATAGTCGGAGAAGGGTTGGACGTTAGCTTGGATGCCCACAGATGTTTCGGCACCCTCTGTCCATTCACCTTCTACATACGAACCTGCTGCATGACGTAGGATAGTTACAGGAACTTTCTTAACTAACGAGAATTGTGCAATAGACATTAGTTAGCTCCTTTCTTTTCTACTTTAAAGTCAATGGAATCATACAGAAGACCTGTATCAATCAGTGGGTTGTCAAAGCCCTTAAGTTCAACCGTCATTGGAGCATTTCGTGGGGAATCCCACTGCTCAACAGCCTCTTTCAAGTCAACCTTAGCAATGGCACCAAGTCTCGTGTACTCTTGTTTGAAGGTGCTTTTCCCCTCAGCAATTCGCTGAATACTTTCAACAAAATAAGAGTCGTAAAGTCCTTTTTTAATTGGAGCCATAAAACCAACCCTGATAGCAGGTCGAGTGGGAATGTTATTAGCTGGTTGACCTTCCTCGTTCCACTGCCAAACCTGAGCTACAGAGAGGTTGTCATTATCAGAACCATAATATGTTGGTTCAACAATACCCACTCTAAGCTCTTCTTGGTTTCCCTTGAGAAGATCCCTCTTCATTTTAACCCAAGCTGACTTATCAACCTTAAGCTTAAACATCTTCAAACTCATCCAAGTCCCAACCTACAAACTGTATAGCTGAGTCAATGCCGAAGAAGGTGGAGGCGTCTCTTGTGGAGTTACCATGATTATAAGGTTTTTGACCTTTATCAAATCCTTGATAGATGGTCTGGATGTTGTTGTCTTGGTTGCTATCATTCAAGAACATGTCTTGCTTACTAATACCACCCGCATATGGGATAATCTTGGTAGAGAGAAGACTTGCTGGAGTCTTGATGATGTTTGTAAGTGCTGCTAGATACGAAGTTGAGTAAGTGTTCCATACTTCATAATTCCCCGCCTTTTCACGAGTAGGGTAACTTGCAATTCGTAATGAAATGATAATCGCAGCTTTGATTGCAGCTTGCCAAATATCACCATTAGTTGTTTCTAATAGATAGTCATAAGTATCATCGTCAAGAATTGGATAGAGAGGGTTGCCCACTACGTCACCAACGATAATCTTTACAGTTTCTACGGGCGTAAGCGCCATGCAGCCTCCTTATAAAGTAAAGGAGGGCAGACAAGCTGCCCTAATTTTAAGCAGCGGGCATCAAGCCAGCAGTGATGAACTTGGTAAGCAAAGCATTGTAAGCTACAGTAACTGCTGCCAAATCCGCAAAATCTGGGGTCTGTTGGGCAGTGAAAGTAATTTGCTTTACAATACCAGCTACTGCGGTAGTTGCAGCAACAGTACCAATAGCGGTACGTACAGCACTTGCATCAGCAGCGGTAAGAACAGTGCGACCAATAGCAGTAGAGTCAGTAATATCAGCAGCTTGTACCGAAGCACCACCTGCATCAATTTCTGTTGCTACACGATCAATAACGTCAAACACATCGCCCCAAGCACGCTCTTGGATACTTGTTTTTGTAATAGCCATTTTATACTCCTAATCTGTAAAATTGTATGGGGTTCCTTTCAGAACCCCTTTCTATTGACTATTAAGTCGAAGAAATCAATTTCACCAGTACTTGTGGCTGAGTTACGAAGTACAGAGGAGAAGTCTCAACTTGCATTTCGTGGAACTCGTCTTTAGGATCGGTGAACTCATAGGCGAACATTTCACGACCTACGCTGTTTGCACCACCAAGCTTGTTGCTTGGGCCGTAGTAACCACGGAACAGATCATTCACAACTGGGATCACGTGGCCAGTGTCAGCAGCAACGGCTACTTCGGTGGTATCGTTAGGCAGTTTAAAGATGTGATCGTAAGTGATGAAAGTAACACCTTTGTAGGTGAACTGATCAACAGAGCCCCAAGCCATGAACTGGTTGGTGCTGTTACGGTTAATCTCTACTTGCGAAGAGTAGTACAGATAGGCTTGGCGAATCTGTGGGTGACTAACCAGTTTGTCGAAGAAGCTACCATCTACAACAACACGAATACCACCACCAATAGCGGAACCAGTTTTCAGGTTGGTTTGCAGAAAGCGCTTCAGTTGGGAGATTTTAGCGTTGATATCGGTAGTTGCATCACCAAGATCAAAGTCAATCACTTCCTGAGTAACACCAAACTCGGTGAACATGTTGGCAATTACAGCACCGTCTGGGGTCTTCATGATCCCTTTAGCTGCTTGAAGCTTCATGTACTCAAGCGATTGCTCTACTTGGGCTTTCATGTCGGTGAGTTTTTGTACACGAACACGGGCCAGTTGCTCAGGAGCGTCTGGGGTGCCCGGCATACGCCAGCCTTGAATATCTTCAGGGGTGATGTAGTCGCTGTGCTTGAAGTAAGCCAAAGGCAGAGAGAAAGTCTCTACTTGACGGTCATTGCCTTTAGTGGTCTCACGGCTGCGACGGGATACTTGTGGGAGCAGAGTGGTGTCGTTCATGCTCTTGTCAAAGACAATAGCAGTTTGCGAAGTACCCTGAGTACGGAACAGATTCATACCGCCAATCAAACCAGCTTGATTGTCGATGTTGTTGATTTCTTCGGTCCATTCGGTAAGTTGAAAGCCATTACCATAGCTGCGAACAGTTGCCATTATTTATTATTCCTTACGCGAATTGTTCAGGTTGGTCAATCAGCTGAATACCAGCAGCTTCGATTGCAGCATGTGCAGTAGCAAGCTTTGGTGCGTCGTTTACAGTTGAACCAAAGACCAGATTTGCTTTACCTACACCAGCCGGGCCACGGAACAGAACAACTACATCAGTTGCGGTTGCAGCAGCGATAGTTTGCTTGTTGTCGCCAGTAGGGCTACCGATGTAAATACCAACAAAGTTATCAGTATCTTGGAAGGTGTCGAGATCATCGCCAATTACGCGACCGATTTCATACACAACTTCCGAAGCTTCGGTAACGGTAACAACCTTGCGGCAGTAGCCGTATTCTGGATGTTCTTCATATTGCAGTACAGCGCCGAGGCGAGTAGAGCGAGTGTCAATTGCAGCCATATTATTTGAAACTCCTAGCTAGGATTTTATTGATAAACAATATTATTGTTTTTTACTTTTGTTAATAAGTTCACCAACAAGATTCAGACCAGCTTCTTCTTGTTTCTTCGGTTCACCTTCACCGCTTACGCCTTTCTCTTTGAAGAGATCGGATTCTTTCTCTACTTTGGATTTAGCACCCAGAGCTTTCAGCATTACTTCAAATGCTTCATCAGCTAGCGACTCAGTTGCTTTGTACAGAGCTTCAGCTTCTTCATCACTACCAAGAGCAGCCAGTTTCTCTTTACGAGCTTTAGCAACTACTTCAAGTTTCTCAGCTTTGAATACAGCAACTTCTTCAAGTGCTTTAGTCAGGTCAGCTTCTTTTTCTACAAGCTGGGCTTTGAGAATTGCTTCAGCAGCATCAACTGCTTTCTTAATTTCTTGTTCCAAAATTTCTACCTCAGACTTTTTAAGTTCTTGTGCTTTAAACATCTCAACAAGATGTTCTTTTGTGGATTTATTTTGAAGGGCTTTAGTTACAAGGCTATAGATTCCTTCTTCTAGTTTATCTTCCGCGTCTTCAGACAGAAGCATATCCCCAGTCACAGGTTCATAAGTAATTACCCGTGAAACAGGTTTGGCTAAGTCACTTAGGGTAACTTGTCCATCTACGAGAGAATAGGTTACAGAGAACAAACCTTCCTCTTTACAGAAGAGAACAATAGAATCATCATAATCTTCTACATAAAGCCAATGATCATCATCACCATATGCTTCACGAATTGCACCATTCAGCAATTCATTAACTTTGGATGCGAACATTGATTTATTAATCCCAAGAGCTTCAAGAGACTTGGTAATTTCTTCGGTAATCTCAACATCACTTTTCATGAGTAGAGATACATTACGTCCATTAGCACTACCACCTTGCAAAGCTTTGTGTGTCAAAGCAAGATGGGGCTTTTTCTTTTTAGTGTCTGTCAATTGTCTTCTCCATCAAAGGTGACGTTAGTAATTTCACCAGTCTTTTGGTTAATAACCCCACGTCCACCAATGGAAACGCCACCAATAACACCAGATTTCTTGAGGTTCCAAAGATCCTCACTGTGGTATTTAATCTTAGCGACCCAAGTGCCAGCCTTAATAACTTCACCAGTTTGAATAACTTTTACATCCAATTCCTTTTGAACCCAAGTGGACTCAATGGTGAATGCATCGGTTTCTTCCATGTGGAAAAGGTTAGGAGTAACAACCCCTTTCTCAAGGTTCTGATTGAAGTTATCACAAGCTTCAGCTATAGTAGATTCAGACATCCATTCCCCATGAGCATCTTTAATCAGAGGCTCATAGACAACTTCGTAGGACACCATCTCTTCATCTAGTTCTTCAACTACAGGAGCACTATCAGTAGTGGCTCCAAAGTATTTCTCAATGAATTCAGAGAACCCTTCAAGAATACTTTTCTTAACTTCTTCTGTTTCAATACTCATGTATTCTCCGAATTCCCTACTGAAGCATCGTCTGATCCCATTGGGCTTTTACTTGTCCCTTCACCTGCTGAGGTCATTCCTTCAGCAGCGCCAGATTCATATCCAGTTAGCTTAGTACGAAGTTCCTCAGTATCCATTCCAGAATCGTGACGTGTAGGCAAGCCAACCCAATCAGCAACTTGGTTAATGTTTTCAGGAGTAACCGCAATCAAACCAACCGATGCAGCGCGTTGTAAGTACTTAGAAAGAACATCCAAATCTTCTTCTTTAATCTGATCATATTCAAACTTAGGAAGACGATCTAACGACCAGCCATTTAGCAAAAACAGTTGTGGGATAAGATCATTGTTAAGAGGGTCTTGAATCTCTTTCAGATAACTTTCAACTGCCATATGTACAATAGAGGACTTAGAGTCTGCAAGGTTGAAAGAGCCACCTTTAGAGTTGCCCATCTGCAAGATATCGGCAAACAATGCTTGAAGAATCTTGTTATCCCAACGAGTGATTGCTTTATCAGTATCGTATTGGGAGGCGTTAGGTGGGCCAATCAATTCAAAGTCAAACAAGCTATTGTTTTGATCATCATAAAACTTAGGCATGATGATGCAAGCTTGTTCGTTGTTTTGAAGGTTACGACCAATATTCTTAAAGGCTTCTACAGTTGCAAGTTGATCTGCTGTAGCATCAGACTTAAGGTAGTCAGCAGGAATATCAAAACGAGGGATACCGCCCAAACCACGAGTGATACCAACAGCTTCTGATTCTTCAATCTGCTTACGATAGCGCCATGCTTTATAAACTTTACTTAGAGGGGAGCGACCTTGTGGGTTATCTCGACTAACATCTGTTCGGAAAAGAAGAAACTTCTTACGTTCAATGTCAATCTGTCCACCGTACTCTTTACTGTTGGCTAAGCGATAACCATCAACTAGGAAGCTTGTATCCTGTACAACACCATTAAGGTTACGACCAGAATCATCAAACAACCAACGATAAATAGTGGTCTGAGAGCGAGTGGCTAGTTTAGCAATACCAACCAAGCCATCATCAAAGCGACTTCCTGTACTTGGACGACGACGACGATAAATCTTTTCTTGAATCGCATATCCGTATGTGAACATACTGGTCACTTCCTTAATAAAGGAGAACCAACTATGATCCATATCATCCATACATTGTTCGAGGAACTTAACTTTCTTTAGGTCATCTTCAGTAGCATCAACTGGAGGAACTACTTTCCATTTAACTCGGCTAATCATCATAGAGAACAAGGAGAGAGCAGAAGCAATTGTTGCATCTTCGCCCATTTCTTGGTAGGTGCGGTTGGCACGAGGCCATTGCAAATCCTTTCGCATCTCTTCAAGAATGATGCCATCGAACTCACGCAAACCAACCCAGCCAGTTTCTCCCATCTTAATTCTTAAGGCAGGGTTATCACCGGCAGAGAGATTTAAATTGTCATTTTCTGCCATGTTATTCCTTAAGGCTTAATTGTTTAAAAGCTGAATTCGTTGGATTTTGTCATGCTGGGCATGGAGAATAGAGGGATATTGAGTTTCTGGGCTAAGGTTATGAAAGAGTCCGAAGTACTATCCACTTGGTCATCTTTTACATTACGACTACCATCAAAAGCCTCTAGCTCATGGAAATAAGCTTCGTTCCACGGACCTTCAACATAAGAAACAAGACCAGCTTCAGCAGCAGCAGCAAAAGGCTGAAAACGAACCACCTTAGATTTGTTAGTTGGTCTCATGCGGGCGCTAAAACCTTCCTCAATCAACTCTTTGATCATCATCTTACCGGCTGCAATTCCGGCTTGACCGGGCTCTTGAGGTAGTATAATCTGAGTCTCTTCTGGATCTGTCTGAGCTGTCTTGATGATAGTCTTCATAACCTCACCATACCGAGCCCTAAATTTTATAACATCTTCAATGATGTATTGCCCTTGTTTAGTCTTAGCAATTAAAACTCCGCAAGTGGCGTCAGGATTTGGGTTAGCATCTGATGGCATAGTGCCAGCGATATCCCACGCCCTACAACGGGATACAATCTCTTGTTCAAACATTTTCACCGGGATCAGCCAGTCGCGCTTGAAGAACCCGCTACCAGAATCTCGTACATACCAGTTCCCAAAAAGCAATCTGGCTTTTTCAGTGCCTTTGAGACCCTTAAGCCACGAAACATACTTTGGGTTAACTCGCTTTACAATTGGATTATCATCTACGTTAGCACTAATAAAAGTGAATGACAGAGCATCCTCTTCCGCTATACCGTGGTTCTCAACAAGAGCCTCAATCGAGTCTCCCCAAACAAAGTCACCATCTTGGAAGGAGAAATATCTTACAACACCATCCCTACTTCGATCTGGAGTACCATCTTCATGCAAGTAAGGCTCTACCCATTTCCTCAAAAAATGATCTGCGTCTGGGTTGCAAGTAATCTTTAGGTGGGGTTTTACTTCTGGGCAAGATGGGTTACGCATACGAGACATGATGTATTGGATCATGTGTTGTGTGAACTGCGTACCTTCGTCTACGTAGAAAAGATTTGCCTCGGCACCTTGCCATGAGACATCACTTTGATCATTTTCAAAGTGTTTTAAATAAATTTCAGCTCCGCTCTTGTGGAACAAAAACTTTCCGTCCTTCGCTCTCCAAGTGAATTCATCAGGACCATATGCTTGAGCAAATATCCGCTTACACTTAGTTAGTAGGCCACCGGGGCCGGTGAGCTGTGGGGTATTCCGTCTGGTCATTACCCCAATAAAATTTGGAATGTCTGTATACTTCAAGAAATCAATTACGCCGATTTCCGATTTACCAGAACCTGCTGCCCCGCCATAGAGGGTCACGTCCACCGGGGCTGTGACGTACATATGTTGACGTTCACTAATCGGCCCCGGCAGGGATTTTCCTTTTTCTTCAGCCATCATAAATCCTTTCTAAAATAAAGTCCTCGGCTTCTAGTGTCGAACACTCGGTATAACCTTTAAACTCAACTTGAGGTAGGTATTTAAGTCCGGCCTGTTTAATAGCTGCTAATATATCTCTTTCGAGTATAGCTGCCGCTACGTTTTTCATCTCTTTTAGTGTGATAACTTCAAAATCAATATTTTCTTCTCGGTATCTGGCTAATCTCTTTTTATGACTAGAGCTGATACCTAGCTTAAGAAAAGATTCGTCTTCATGAGTCATTTTTAATAAGTAAATGCACCCAATAGCTTCTCCCATTTCAGGGTTTAATCTACACCTTTCAAGATAATTCCAATGTTGTTTTTCTGACCTAACTTCTATTGAACATTTTGGACAATTAGATCCATTAAAATGTACACTAGGTTTTTGCCAAAATGATCCATGAGAGGCACAAATTATTTCAACAGGTATATTTATATGGCTATAAACAGCTTTAGAATAGTCATACCTGTCTCCATGTTTTAATACAGATTTTTCTACAAAACCATCGTATCCAAGTTTGCGGTCTTCAATACTACATTTTAGGCAATTATTCCCATTGAGGTGCAAATTTGCTTTCTGTGTAAATTCCCCATGTTCATGGCACAGAATTGTAATATCACTACAGTATCCAGTAAATACACTATTACTGTAATCGTATTTTAATCCGTGTACTTCTATTGCCTTTTCAGCAAAACTCTTATTCTCATATTCCAACTTTGCTTCTATGCATTTACTACATTTTGAGCTGGAGTAGAATTCCTCTTGGTGGATATCACAAATTAACTTCGTCAAAGTTAAATCGTAGTCATTACCCCTCACACCAGAACAACGGGGGCATCCGTGACCTTGTAAATGGTTGGATGGATTTTGTCTAAAGCTCCCGTGGTCTCTGCAAACAATATAGATATCTTCTTGGCTGTGCTTATACTCAACCAGTTGATAATCATATTTATCCCCGTGAACTAAAGAAGCTTTGTATTTAAAAATCTCACCTTGTGAGTTGAAAAGAGAGTTTACAAATTCTGGAAGAATGCACCCACAAGATGTTGACTTGCCTGCACGCAATTGGTCCGATTGATAATCTCTAACTACTCCGCAAGTACATAAACAATTCCAACGGATTAGTGTTCTACCTTTTGGAGTTACACTTCTCTCCGCTTCATTGATTGCAGTAAGTCTTCCGAACTTCTTACCAGTCAAGTCCTGAGCTGGTTTTGGCTTATAGTTAGCTAGTGCCGCCTTAATGTTTGTCTTAGCTCGTTCATCACGAAGACATCCACAGCTATTGCTTTTTGCAGATAGGATAGCATCCTGCCTTACTTCAATGGAATTTCCACAGTCGCACAAGCAGTTCCAATAAGCTCTTATAGAATTAGAGCTATCTTTTCTTACACGGACCCTATCTGGAGCCGCATTAACTACGACCAACCTACCAACGCGAGTACCAATTAGATCTAAAATTTTTCTAATGCGAGCCATATAACTTCGTATCTCCGATAAGATTTAATTAGGTGAAAGCTATACGATTGTATCGGCAATCGTCAGGGCTGGCCAGCCTTTTCGCTCTCATTGTGTTACTTAAACTTCTACTTCCAAAAACTTACGAATAATCTGATCACGATCCCTACCAGTAATCCCACGAGTCTTACAAGTGGCTCTCAGAGTATCCCAATCCATCGCCTCAAGAGATTCCTTCGTCCACTCTTCCTTAACAATCACCACTTCAACACTAGGCTCGCTCTTAAGAAACTCTTCAGTCTCAATAAGCATCACGCAGCTATGTGGGTAATCATTAAACAAATGGACAGTCTTATCAATCACAGCACCCTTCATAGAATACTTTGCAATATTCTCAATGAAGTTAACGCCATGGAAGTCTTGACTCGTAATCAACAGCTTATATTTATTCAATTTGGTTTCTCTCCTAAGTTCATAAAAGAGATATTACGCTATAGGAGCGCTATTTGTCAAGTGTTTGGATAATTAATTTAAACTATTTTCAATTGTCTTATTGAAGCCACTTATATTTCAAAGTGGCTTTGTAAAACAACTTACGCTGGGTTACGGATATGGACAGGACCATCACCAAACAACCACAGACCACTTACACTTGCTGGAACAGTGTAAAGACCATAGCTGTCTAGAACCAACCCATTACCAAAATCAGCAGTTGGTTTGGTAGCTTTGAAATAGATAAACACTCTTCCAGAAGTCTTATTCTGAATTTGAACACTAGTACCACCAGCAATACCAGAAAGGGCATAACCATCTTGCCAATCTGCACCAGCCAAAACTACATCATTAATTGTATCAGCCATTAGTGTTTCTCCCATCTAGATTTAAATATATCAACAACTCCAGTGAGAGTTATCTATAAAGCAACTACGTAACTCTAATATTCACTCTACCATATCCACTCAGCCAACATCCTGATTGGGATGCTGCTACTTGAGCAGACTGCCCGACTGCTATCTTAATACCATCACTAATTTCAACCGGAGGTTTTTCAGACTTAACAAACACATAGAGATAGTCTGTAGTTTTGTTTTGAATAGTGATCGCAGTACCGGGAGTAATGGCTGAAAGCTCATAGGCATTCTCCCACTCCAATCCGGAAAGAATTACGTCTTCTTTTGTATCCCCAGAAATTACTATTACATTTTCCATAGACACCTCAAACTAACGCTAATGTTGCAGCAGAATACATCGTGCCAAGAAAGGCTGCCGTAACGCTGGTGTCGTTAGTTGATGCAGACAACACCCTAATAGCAAAATCTGTTTTCTCTGCCACGATAATTCCGGGGTCTCCCTCATGTCGGTAAGGTGTGACCTGACTAACAGCAACTTCAAGAGGTATTCTATAGAAACCTAGTGGGGACTGGAAGACCGTAGCCATAGTAACAGTCCTATCCACACCGCCTGATCTTGTCTGGGCGAATAGTATTGAGTGGACGCTTAGGGTGTGCCCTGCTGGAACTGTATAAATAGCCTGCCTTGCCAATCCAAACCCTGCTGGAATCTGTCCTCTGATTGTACCACCACCAGCGTCACGAACGTTGATATCCCCTACGTTAACCTTGGTAGTGCCTGCACTCATAATTAGTATCGAATTAATTCGAAACAACTGAAGAGGAACTGCAACAGGCGTTGTGCCATTCAGTGTAATGCTTTGGTTAACTTCGACATAGTTGATATCAAGACCAAAGATAGTGATTGTTCTAGCGCCTACACCGGCTGCTGCGTCACTAGTACTGGTGGATACTACTTCAAGACTCGTAGCTGCTGTCATCCATGGATAAAGCCCGCCAACAGACCACACATCTTCCGGTAGTGAAGCTTGGTCAACATCCGGGTTGCTACCTAGACCAGTGACCCTACGAACACCGGGGACAAGACCCAATCCCACAGCTGTATAAAAATCCATGCCTTTAGGGTGAACGTTTGTAGTCCACAGGGAGCCATTGCTACTCTTTTCGAGGGCTTTCTCTTGGACTAAAAGAGTTGCAGTAGAGTTAGGAGAGTAAGCCCACAACCCAACCTCACCGGGGGCAATTTCTAGTGGATCTGCCTCAGGAAATGCAGAGAGGTGATAACCATCCACTGTTGTTGGAGCTAATGCTGAGGTAGCAATTTTACAGAATGAAGTGCTTTTGTTATGCACTTCTACTTGTGTACCGACAGTAATACCAGAAGCTGTGTAGAGGTTTGTCCAAACTCCTTTTGGTACTACAACATCTACTCTTGTTATCGCCATATTGCTATCTCCCTTTAAAGAGATGGCTCTTTCATTAGAAGAACCTTATTGTTATTGTTACAAAGGGAAATTGTATACGTGGTAGGTAATTCGTACCACTCAGCTCAATCAATTTCTATTGTACTAAGAAATATAATTGTGTATAAAATAGGTGTTAGTTCTCCCACGCTACCCGGAAACTAAGCTCTCCCTCTGCAAAGATTTCAAAGGGCTTCACCACACGACACAGTAACGAGGGTCAACCGGTCTGTTTCTTACGCAGACATAAGATATTGCAGCTAACCGCCAGATTAGCTTTCTGAATGAACTAGGCAAAGTTCTCAGATACGCAGGCCGAGGCATACGTTAGGTTTGAGGATTTGGTAATAAGTAACGTAAGCTAACAATTAATACGGACCTACTATCCAACCTCAAATTCTTTCCAATAACATAAATTCAACACGCTATCAGCAGTAGTGATTTCGTGCAGGTTTCTTGTTACTCATCTTCATCTTCTGGAACAGCATTTGGATCTTTATAAGTTAGAACCAAACGTGGCTTAAACTCTTTAGCAATCTCAGCCGGAGTTTGTTCTTCGGGCTCATCATCCCTTTTCCCTTTAAGACGGGCGTTGAAAGATCCAAGTTCTTCAGCTGTACATGCTTTACTTACCGAAACAATGCTGTTTACCAACCACTGAGCTGTAGACTTTTGGTCTGCTGTGCGATCACCCTTATTTGCAAGGATGTCATCAATGATTTCAAATGCGAGTTCTTTACGCTCCATGAGCTGGTCAAGGAGTTTACTGATTTTACTTTTATTGATGCGAGTACTGGAATTACCAGATTTGTTTCTATTAGATTTTTCACCGTCGAAGCGGGTTGCCTTCTGGGCTGGAGTCTGAGGTTTTTTGGTAGCCATTGTATGCACCTATTTAAAATAATGAATTCTTAATCATTCTGGCAAGACTACTTGCAATAATATCAATGGATAACAAAATGATTAAGAATTGACCTTGTACTAAGCCTATACCGTAAGGAGAGGTACGTTACACGCTATCAAGGTCACAAGACCAGTCCACAGGAGAGGGAATGGACGGTCTTAAGTTGCTGTCGAGAAGAGGAGAGAAAAGACAGCGGGAGAAGACATCAATCTTAAAAGAATTTAGACTTGGATGATGTCGGGTGAAACTGGTGCCCCTAGATGGAATCAAACCAACGTATGTAGGTTACAAATCTACTGTAATATCACTATACTATAAGGGCTAAATTCATTGCTCCGTGTAAACAGATTTGAGCATTGTTAAGAGGCGTGTTTAATTCTACGAAGACTTTAAGGATCGTCATCCTATTTTTAGGTGCTCAAAGGCCGAACATCTTTTAATCCAAAACCATACTGAGCATGGCTATGTGATAATTATACACTAGTATTGTATACAATTCAACTGTTTTCTTCATACAATGCGAAATTAACCCAATTCTCTGTCAAATACTCATGCTGGTATTCTCGGACAACCATGTATTCATCATTATATGAAACTCCACGACATACTGAACAAAGGTCTTCGGGCTCTGGTAGTGTGTCGCTTTTATTAACTGTAAAATCAAATTTACTGAGGCTTGAGTTACAAGCTTTACACCGTGTGCTCATGATTGGATTCCTAAATTATTTATTAGGAATCCTCTCTTGATTCCTTAAGTTGAAAATCTAGTATGAACTAGTTAGTTGCTGTTTGTCAATAGAGGAAGAAAATAAATATTATTTCTTATCCACCTTACAAAATGTTGTATCACCTAATACGGTTTTCCACGCGCTAAACATAGCTTCTCGCAAATCATCTTCAGCAGAAGCTTTAACCAAACAACTATCGTGATAAGCTAATACGGTATGTCCCTTAGCCCCCATTGCACCAACAATACGCATCATAATCTTACTGTCAATGTTTTGTAGCGTGATACCGGCATCTGAAAAGAAGTGCTCTGCAATGAAATCATTATGGCTTTGTACAGCTTCAAGTACAGATGAATAATCAATATTACCGACCATTGCGTAAAACTCTTGATCTTCAATACTATTCTGAGCACGATCAATCTTGACTTTATTGCCTAATGTCCAAGCTGCACTATTCTTGTCATTAGAATTCATACCGATTAGAATAGCTAACTTAGCTAACTGACGTACAGGATTATGAACCTTACCTGTAACAGACTCCCATTGTTCTTTCATACGACCATCAACCTTGATGAATGAAAGGTCTGCACCGTAGGGAGAGAAATCTTCTCCCATTACGTCAAAGATACTAAACCCATCTGTATTATACATCATCTGGTAGCAGATACTTGGGTGGATAGATGAGTAATCCAATTCCACAACTGGTTCACCATCAATCCTTAAAGAAGATGCTCTGATGTGTTGGGGTAGTAGCTGAACACCACCACCTAGTGTGTAGAGACGACCACCACTTTCCAGATCACCACTAAAGATTCGACGGTATGCAACATCAGCAATCGGACGACCATCAAAAGTGATTGCTGCACCAGCCAACATATCATTCATACTCTTAACCTCACTCTTAATATCTTTAAATCCTTTATGACCTCGTGTAGGCATCATTTCTTTTGTTTCACGATCACGGATGATAGCTAGATCGTTATCTTCAAGCTCTCTCCATAGATTGTAGGACGTATTAACACTCATCCACATCTCTTCTGTCCTCTTTTTAAATATCATACACGAAGGCACAGATTCATCTGGAACCAGAACTCCCTTATTCATCTTCCAAGACTTTACATAGCCTTTATAAAGATCAATATAACCCTTAGATTCAAGGAAGTCAACAAGAGATTTAACTTTCCTGTATCCAATACCTTGCTTTGACTTAGTGTACGCATGCATGTCAAGACTGAAGACAATGCCTTTAGCATTCTTCTTGACAGCACGAGCAGAGTTAGACACCCACCATCTCACTGCATCTTCCCATTTATAGTTGGTATGCTCCATCACTTGATCTACTATCTTCTTATAGTATTTAGATTCATGGTAATAGATATAGCTTCTTACACACCCAAGGTTAACAGAGTAAGTCTGATGTTCTGTCATGTTACTTAATTCATAGATCAATCACTTGTTCTCCTTATGATTGGTTGTAGATAGTATTAGAGATAGAGGTTAGTAGTAGGTAGATGTATTGTATTACATGTTCTCCTCTACAGGCCACGGTTTATAAGGGTTTGTCCTCATTCTACTCGGTACTTTCTCTATTTCGTACCTAATTCATTCCCACAAGAGTACACCCTACATCAGCATACTGTCAACCCCCAATCAGAAACATCCTCTATTCCAACAAAATCTAAATAGCTCTTGATTTCCTTTGATCCTTGCGGTAAGATGGTCACATAAATTAAACAAAGGAGGAAGACAAATGACCTACCACCAAATGTACGACAGAGACATCCATGCTGTCTGGACAGACTCAGGTAAGCTTCACATTGAATATGCTGGGCCTATAGAAGAAACTATCCTCACAAAAGAAGATTTACTGTGTCTCTTGAATATGCTAGAGAATACTTGTAAAGTTCCTCCCGATGGTTGGGTGTGCTCTAGGGAAGAAGGTCATAGTGGGCCTTGTGCGGCTAGACAGAGTATTGATTTCATCAAATGAAACAATATTACATCTTCGATAACCTAGAAATAATCATGGGACCATACGAGACAGCTCAACAAGCCTACGATGATTTGAAATTACACATTGACGAACTGTATCTTCTGGACCACTATCCAGAGCCATATGTGGATGTTATTGGAGATGGGGAATTTGAGGGATATTGTGGGGATGATTGAGGCTTACCCGTCACTACCACACTCCCTACAAGCTAATCACGCTGAGAGCATCACATTTTACGCATGAAAAGAGCTTTACGGAACGATTCTAAGGAGCTATACTGACCCTATCAGTACACAGGGCAGCTTTTAGGAGATTCTAGCCATGCTAACAAGAATAAAAGCCTACTTTTACAAACGCAGCATAAGAAAGCAACTGAAATACCTCATCACCAATGGGAACGTCACAAGGATTACACTAATGAGTCCTGACGGGAAAGAATACGTGTGCTACAAAATAGAAGATAAATCAAAAGGAGAGAGTCATGATTGACAAGCAGAAGTTTCAAGACGTAAAGGATCAAGCAGTTACTGCCATGTCAGCAGTTGCTACTCTGGAAGAATTAGCCCTTTTTGCAGATCCACAAAATACACAAGGTGGAATCCTTGATGATGCCCACAGTTACTTGGTTGATGTTATGGAATGGGCTAACGCAGCTATTGAACAAGCCAATCAGGAGGAACAGCAAGCTGTCATGAATAACTTTTTAGCTGAATTGAGGGTTGTGTTTGATAAATATACTGCGAGCGCAGAGGCTACACAGTTTGAAAGTGGTTACGGCACGAATTATGGTGAGCCGGGATTAGGATTTATCTTGACAGCCAGCTTTGATGGGGTAAGCTCTACTAAAGAGCTTAAGAAATCTGTGATTGCTGGGAGTGATCTGGTATGAGGGTTGGTATTGCTGTTTTCAATAAGCACTGGGTAGATGCGGCTCCACTGTTTAGGTTCCTTGATGCATTTGGTGTAAAGATCAAAAACCAAGACACCTATGGTGATAGGAAACACGAGATTAAAAATACACACCTTGTAGTGGACGGTAATGAAGCTCACTGGGTGGATACGGAAGGCTTTGAGGTGTTCATAAACAGTGAATTCTGTACGCTAGTCCATTATGATTCTTTAATTCATAATGTAAAAGCTAGTGCAAGAGCAGATAAAGCATGAAAGAGGCCGAGAAGAACAAATTACGACAGCTTGATCCTGAAGGGCTCTCTGGTACTATCCAGTCAGTATTACTAGACCCTAACATCAACCAAGCACATTATGCAGATGTATTGTATTATTTGTTGAATAAAACTTTGGAAGAACGTGGATACTATGAGAGGGTGTGTGGTAAGATGCAGAACGTTTTGAAGGGGAAGAGTATGCTGAAGGAACTTAATGAGTGTTTGGAATTGGAGGAGAAGAAATGAAACAACTAGGAATGTCTTACAGTACGCTTACCCGGCTTAATTATCATAACAATAGTCAAGCTAATCCGGTTAAAATTAAAATCGGAGAAGAAGAAAAGTTGTACTATGTTATTAGTGAGAGTATCACACAAGGCCACTATTGGCCGAACAGTGCAGCTTTTGTCTATGAGTACCAACTTCAGGAGGTAATTCTTGTACATAAGCCATCAAAAGAAGAAATCGCAGCAAAAGAGTCTGTAGCTAAAGCTAAGGAAGCGTTGAAAGCTGCTGAGAATACTTTGAAAGTTGTAAAGGAGGGTAAATGAAAGACAGAGATTTTCTAAAATGGATTCATGAACGCCTTGAGTATGTGCATCATGAAAGTCCTCTAATGGGTTATATGCATAAGCTTCGTGCAATCATTGCTACAACTGATCCTGAGAAGGAGACATTGAATATTGGGATGAGTAATAGTTTGGACGAGTTGGACAGGGAGAAGAAATAGATGTTCGGTAGTATTACAGCACATGGGATTGTTTACAAGTACCCCGAGAAACCACCTAGCAATCTAGTGTGGGTAGATCCAAAAGGACATACAAACTATTGGTGTTCTGTCCAAGGGGATACTTCTGGAACTAGCTCAAGCCCTCGTACAGAAGGTAGGGAAACATGGCCTAATTCTGGTGAACCTTATAATTGGTTAGTTGGTACTGCTAGCCATAGCATGTCAGGAGCTGTTCGTGTAGAATTGGCACCAAGTAGTGGTAAGGTTATTGTAGGACAGATTCACGGTACATCAGTTCCATTCTTAATGGTGACGTGGTGGAATGGGTATGCTAGGGTTGATGTTAGGGCTACGCCTTCTGGCAACGCAAGTAAAGTGTTGTCGATTCCTTGCAGTCTAGGACAATCGTTCTGGTACAGTGTTGAGGTGGATGAGTCTGGAGTGTTGCATGTTCTACTCAATGGTGCGTATTATACTGTGAAAGTGGATGATGCTTGGCAGCAATATCTTATGTATTTTAAAGCCGGAGCTTATTGTATTGACAGCGACGGGCCTGTAGATGAGGGAGCTTGGGTGGTATATGAGGAGTTTAATGTGTTTAATGGGGAGACTGAATAATTGTTTAGAAAAGCTTGCAAACGTGATTGAAGTGTGGGATGCTAGGGTTGTTGGGATGTGAAGGGTGGTAGAGAAAGGGTTGTTAATATTAAATAACGAAAGGAAATACAAATATGGGTGGTCATGCTCGCGGTTTCATCGAAGTAGTAGATGGTGTTGAAGTGATTCAGCCCCGTAAAAAGACTCGTCGCACAAGGCAGGGTGGGAAACCAGAAGCAACAGTCAGCACCACAAAGTTTAAAGAGGAGCGGGAACACGTTCAGAAGTTGTCACCACTTAAGCCGATGAATGAAAAGCAAGCTGAGTACATTCGGTTGCTTATTGAAAAGGATATGGTAATAGCCACTGGACTTCCGGGCACATCGAAGACCTTCATTCCAACTATGATGGCCTGTGATTTGTTCCGCTTGGGTAAGATCGACCGTATCATTTTTAGTCGCCCAAACATTTCTAACAGTAAATCATTGGGTATGTTCAAAGGTTCTGCTGAAGAGAAGATGGCAAATTGGCTTGCCCCTGTTCTGTCTATCCTGAATGAGCGTATTGGTGTAGCTGCACTTGAGATTGCTTTGAAACACGGGCAAATTGTGTTCCTCCCGCTCGAAACCATCAAAGGATTCAGTGCCGAGAATTGCTGGTTTATTGTAGATGAAGCAGAAGACGTTTCTCGGGACGAAGCCAAGAAATTGGTAACTCGCCAAGGGAAAAACTGCAAACTTATTCTTGCCGGTGATGTTGGTCAGAGCGAGCTAAATGAGCGTAGTGGTCTGCGACACTTGACAGATATGGTGCAGAAACACCCGCACCTAGATGTTGGTTTTGTGGATTTTGATAACATTAACGATATTGTGAGGAGTAAACAGTGTAAAGACTGGATCATCGCATATCGTAAGGAAGAGAAAGGAGAATAGTTTTGTCCAAAGTTACTATTACAGAAGGAGATAAGTTTGGTAAGTTGACCGTTATTCGTGAGGTTGAAGTTCTACGTCACAATAATATTAACTATCGTCAAGCTGAACTTCTTTGTGAATGTGGAAATACAACCGTTAAGAAGATTATTTATCTTAGAAACGGGAACACTAAGAGTTGCGGGTGTGAAAAATGGAAAGGAACTCCTAAAGACATTACTGGGAATGTCTCTGGCAGACTTACAGCAGTAAGAAGTCTAGAAAAGAGTCCGAATGGTGATTTTTATTGGGAATGCTTATGTGAATGTGGCCAGACTACTAAAGTAACTATTGGGAACTTTAATTTCGGCCACATTCAAAGCTGCGGATGTCTACTAGACGGCCACCCATATAGCGGAACACCAACGCATCAATCTTGGCGTAAGATGCAAGACCGCACCAGATACGAAGAGTACTATGAGTGGCATGGGGATGTAAGTGTCTGTGATAGTTGGGATACTCGGAAAGGTGGAAGCTTTGATAACTTCTTTGAAGACATGGGAGAGCGTCCAGAGGGAACAAGTTTAAATAGGATTAACGGATCAAAGATTTATTCCCCAGAAACTTGCGAGTGGGCTACTTATTCAGTTCAAAGCTTTGACCAGCGAATGAAAAGTACAAACACATCAGGTAGGACGGGTGTTAGATGGCGTGAAGAAAGGGGTGTATGGGAGGCAAGGATTTCAAAAGACGATAAGAAAACTATTGTTTATTATGGACCTTCTTTCGAAGATGCTTGCAAAGCCAGAGAACAAGCCGAAATTGAACTTTATGGATTCACCAAGGAGTAACTTATGAGTAATGATAGCCTGATTCCGATGTTCAAAGATCAATGTGAAGTAAGCCAATCAAGTACAACTTACAATGCTTTTGATATTTATCTGGACGAAGAAATTAAAGATCCTACCTATTATCGACAAGCTTTTCAAGTACTGCGTAGTGCTCAGCAAGGTGATTTGGTGCGAATCTACATCTCATCACCGGGAGGCAATATGAACTCAGCCTCAATCTTCAAAAATTGTATTGAAAATTGTCAAGCTGATGTCATTGCTATTATTGAAGCTGAGGCATATTCAGCAGCCTCTTTGATCGCTCTAAGTTGTCCGGCTATTGAAGTTAAACCTTATGCAACCATGATGTGCCATTCCGCAGCGTTCGGTAGCGGGGGCTCTGTACAAAATGTCCGGGACCATGTAGACTTTGTTGGTAAGCATGCAGAATCCATTATGGATGATGTGTACCGGGACTTCCTCTCTCCAAAAGACTTGGAAGATTTGAAACATGGCCGCGAAATTTGGTTGAACCATGTGGAAATTGGTGAACGATTGGATGTAATGTTTGAGGCACGTCAGGAACGAGGTTGTGGTAAGGAAGGTTGTACAGAGTGTGGAGTGCCATCAGATGATTTCGAAGATATTGAAGAATTCGACTTAGAACTCCTCATCCAAGAAAAAGTTGACGCTGCTTTGGTTGCATATGATAAGAAAATGAAAGCATCCGCTGCAAAATCAGCTAAAGCTTCAAAGAAAATTGTAGAGAAAACTGAATAATCATTGACACCCACCATGTGCTGGTCTACACTGACAGCACATAAACAAAGGAGAGATTAAAATGTATTCACAACTCACTATAAAAGACCTTGAACTTGTCTACCATGACACTGCTGCAAGCTTGAGCTACTTCAATAGTGCCGAAGGAGACAGTTATAAAGCTGAAACTAAACCTCGTTATGCTTGTCAAGCAACATACAAAGAAATCTGCCAAGAATACAAAGAACGTGGTTTGGATATTCCTAAAGGCAATTATTTAATTTAAAGGAGAATGTTATGGATTATATATTTCTAATTGTGTTCGCTGTATTTGCAACTGTTATGTCAACGATCTTTACTCTTGATGCAAATCAAACAGTTAAAGTTCTTAACGAAACATGCTCAGCCAATAAGGGCATTGATACTGCAAGGGTAGATGTTTCAAACTACATAATTAAGTGCAAAGATGGTGCACGCTTTAGTATTGAACGATAAGGAGAAATACCATGCTGAGTTATGATGAAATTGCAGAACTAACACAAGAATATCAAGAAGAACTTGAGAAAGCTGCTGGTGAAACTTCTGAGGAGGAGTAATGAACATCTTTGACTCACTACTTGAACTAGAAGATCACCATGAAGACTTTCTAAATATCCAAGAACACAACTTGGATATTGAACCTGAGTGGTGGCTAGAGCAAGACTTGTTGTCAAACTTTATCGATTAATGGGAGAAACATTATGAGCGTATTTACAGTAATTAAAGTTGATGATTTTTCATCATCCTTTGGTCACAGATCAAACGTAGGTGTTTTCAGCACATCTGAGAAAGCACAAGCATTTATAAGTTCAAGTGTTGTTGAGATGTTCGATAGTGGTAATCTTTGTGGGATTTCTTTTTATGTTGAAGAGAATAGCGTAGAATAACATAGTTTAATTAGGAGAAAAAGTTTGAAAGTACTTAGCTTGTTTGATGGTATGTCTGTGGGACGTATTGCTTTACAGAAGTTGGGCATCACCCCTTCACAATACCTAGCCTCTGAAATTGATAAGCACGCAATCAAAGTTAGCAAGGTAAACTGGGATGACGTTACTCATATTGGAGACGTAACTAAAGTAAGTTACTCTGATGGTATCTTGTACACAGAGAATGGGGATTTTGAAGTGGGTCGTATTGACTTGCTGATTGGAGGAAGTCCCTGCCAGGATTTCAGCACGGCTAAAGCTTTCGGTCAGCACGGCACAACACCCCAAGGCTTGGAAGGTACAAAGAGCGGTTTGTTCTACCATTATCTTCGCATTAAAAAGGAAATAGAGTTAGGTAATCCAAGATTGAAGTTCCTACTTGAAAATGTTAAGATGAAAAGAGAAAGTAAGGAGCAACTTGATAATTATTTAGGTGTAGAGGGTATCTACATCAACTCTGACTTAGTTAGTTTTCAAAAACGTGCAAGATACTATTGGACAAACTTACTAGTAGTTGTACCGGAAGATAAAGGAATTTCTTTCCAAGATTATAAAGAGAGTGGGGATTTGAGTAAGTACAAACTTAATCCAACTCCCTCTAGGCTTCGTATGTGGGGGGAAGGTAAGGGAAATAATGGTGTTCAGTCTTGTGCTAATGTCACCAATGCAGATAAAGTTTATTGCCTCACAACAAAGCAAGATCGTTGCCCCAATAGTGGATTGGTCGAGTACGAGGATTTTTGTAGATTCTTAACTCAACGAGAACTAGAAGCCGCACAAACTGTTCCAATTGGATATACTAGCTGCCTAAGTTACAATCAAGCTTGTGCTGTCTTGGGGAATGGGTGGACTGCGGATGTTATCGTACATATTTTTAAAGGTCTTAAGGAGATTAACTTGAATCAATTTGTAGAATATACTAATGATGAGCAAGAAGAAACTTCAACAATTGGTAATTGGATTGACCATGATGCAGTAGGGGCTAGTCATATGCTTGGAGAGGATATTTATTCAGCAGTTGTAGAGGCACTTGGCCATGACTGCATATGATCGCTGGTTAGATAAAGATATGCCTGAAGATGAAGACACGGAAGACTGGGAGGCTGAACCAGAAGAATGGGACGGACCGTATCCAGAAGATGAGCTAGGTTATTACGAAAACTAAGGGGAAGTTTATGGCTGAGAAGAAGAAAGAGATTAAAATAAGTTACGTCTCTTATGAAGAGTACGCTGACTATAACTATGTTGATGTTGCAACTTGGTTTATCTTGAACGCAAGTCAACAGTATGTCTACTTTCATACTTCAGACAGAGCAGAGGCTCAACGAGTTTGCAATGATTTGTACGGCGTTGGGTTTTACACCGTCAAGACCTCCAAAATCCAGAAGACAAAATCAAGTAGAGAAGATGGTGGATATAGTGCTTATGGAAATAATAGTCGCAAGGGTTTCGCTGCAAACCTGCGACCAAGTTAATTAGGAGAACAACATGAAAGAATTTAAGTTTATGCAAGAAACAGTAGACATGATTTGTAAGTCAATGGTGGAAGATCATAGCCGTTGGAAGGTTGGAACTTACACAGTAACAGACCGGAATAAAGGTGTAGAATACTGGACAGCAACAAGTGGTGGACCTATTACAGAAGTATGGAAGTATAGCAGTGCTGAAGCTGTTTTTAGTACAGAACAAGGTTGGCAGTTTAGGGGAGCATATGATAAGATGCGGGAAATTAAAGCTTCACAACGACAACAAGAAGTTTTAGACACATTCAAACGCACCTATACAAATAAGCCTTGGTGGAAGTTCTGGGAGTAAGGAGAACAAAATGTCATTCTCGTTTGCACAATTTGTCCTAAACACAACGTACGAGTATAATCATCACAAAGCCTGTGAAGTAAACGGTCTATCAATCGAACAGGGTCTTGAGATTTGTAAGGAGCTTGAAGAGTTGTCTAACAAGACACATTCATTTGTTTTAGAGCTTTATACTGACGGTGGGTTTAGTTTGTACAGGAAAGATTTTTGGAAGAAAGGTGAACATCCTTTGGGGCATCTAGACCAGTTGATACTATCGGTGACTCCGTGAAGAATTACACAATGGTTTATGATGATAGGAATTGTATCCCTCATAAAGTCCGAAAGTATGATTCCATGTATATGGACATTGCCTTACGGGTAAGTAAGGAAAGTCATTGCCCAAGAAAACAAGTAGGCTGTGCAATCGTCACGGAATCTCAGATGGTTGCAACAGGCTTGAACGGTATGGCTGAAGGAGGGTTGAATGATTGGCCTTACACAGAGGATGGAAATCCAGAAGTAGTTCATGCAGAACTTCAAGCGCTAGGTAAAATGTTGGAGCAAGGTGTTAGTGCAAAAGATTCTACCGTCTACGTGAGCTTGTCACCATGTTTGGATTGTGCTAAGCTGCTTGTACGTGCTAAGGTTAAGCGTGTAGTTTATCTTGAGAGTTATCGTAAAAGTGAAGGCTTGGATTACTTGAAAAAGTATAAGGTAATTGTAGAACAACATGAACCGACTTAAACCAGAGAATGGATCTTTTGATGGTGTGGTGAGAGCATGTTTCAAGAAGAACAAAAACTCTTGCATCAGTTTCTTTTTGAGTTCATCATATTGCTACTATATTTTGTATCAATCGTTGATGTCTGATACAGCTTTTGATGCCATGTGTAAGTGGATGCTAGATAATTATGACTCACTTGAACACGAACACAAGCACTTAGTGACTAAGGAGATGTTGTCAGCCGGAAGTGGGTATAACATCTCCTATGATGAATATCCACTACGTGTACAACATTCAGCCAGCTATTTTATTGAAGAACTTTACAAATCTAAAGGAGAACAAAATGCCATACCTAATTAACCAAGAAGAACAAGAAGCTAAGAGAGCTTCAAATAAATGGATTCAACCGGAAGAAATGATGGACACCACCAGAATCCAATTTAAATCCTTGACAGAGTTTGCCAAAGGTTTGGGGTATGACCTATTCTACCCAATTGCTAGATCATTCTTTTCTAATGATTTCTACGGGAATAAAGGTAAAGAAGTTATTGCATTCCACACGATGGTGAAACTTCACAATGGCTATTACTGCGACATATACCACAGTGATTATTTTAAACCCCCATTTCGATTTAGCACCTATAAGATCCGCAAGGCGAAGGCAGGGAAGCTTGTGACTATTTGTAATTTACAGATAAACAAGAAAACAGGTTACATCAAAGCTTCAAGTAACATTGTCTCCTTTGTACATCAGGAGTATGAAGGGTTTCTTGACATGAAGCATCTTTAGGAGAATACTGTGGACAGACAAATAGCGTACCTGTTCAGTGATTCTAGCTGGCTTTATGGCTGTGAGTACAACCCTAAGTTTCATGCGGAGAAGGGTAAGTACCACGAAGTTGTATTTGCAAGAGGTTTCTCTGGTAAGGAGATTACTGAGATGTTGAAAGATTATTTTGATGAGAACGCTGAAAATATATTCTAATTCAAGGCTCTTAGGCATTGCGCTTGAGGGCCTTTTGTTTTATTATAGGTTCACAAATTAAATAGGAGGTTCACAGAATGAACTCAGTAACAGCAAAAGCCAGAATCTTTTCGATAGCAGCCCACGAAGCCATGCAACAGAAGAGAAAATACACTGGAGAGTCTTACTATCACCATCCAGCAGAGGTGGCAATGACCGTCTACTCTGTGTATGGTACAGATGATATGATTGCAGCAGCATACCTTCACGATGTACAGGAGGACTGTAATATTGCAAATGAATTGATTGAGAAAGAGTTTGGGAAAGAAGTTGCTGAGCTTGTTGGTTGGCTTTCAGATGTATCTAAGCCAGAAGACGGCAATCGCGCCATACGTAAAGAGATTGATCGTCAACACACAGCACAAGCCTCTCCAAGTGCTAAGACAATCAAACTTGCAGACCTTATCTCAAACAGTAAGTCAATCTGTGAACACGATAAAGACTTTGCAAAGATCTACATCAAGGAGAAAGAGTTGTTGTTGGAGGTGTTGACTGAAGGTAATGCTACTCTGTATGCACAAGCTAAGAGTATTGTAGAGAAAGCTAAGAAGGAGCTTGGAATTGAATAAAGAAAAACTTACCCGTCAGTTGGAGTTACTGCATTCTGACCTGAACCGTGCGAACAACAGATGCAACCGTATCTCTAAATCCTGTGACATAGAACCTAACGAGTTGATAACTTATGCTATGGAGCAAGCAGCAGACATTCTGGAGTATATCAAAGAACTGAAGGACAAAGAAAATGACTAGCAAAATGTACATTGCCGTACTCGACCAAGTAAACGATTTCATGGTGCCTACCCTCGTAGCACACTCTGTGATCAATGCCCACAGATTCTTTGAAGATGAGCCTGTATATCAAGATTGGTTACAGAACTCTTTTAAGAAGGTAGTATTGAGAGTCAACAGTAAAGAGTTTGCTAAAATACAAACTACACTGCTGTGCTGGAATGGATGGGAGAATACAACTTTGAATGGTGAGCCTAGTTGTCTTGTGGTGATACCTGTTCAGAGTGATGATGTTCCTAATGTGTTGAAATTTGCCAAATTGTGGGCTCCTACGCCAGTAGAACCAAAGGACAAAGAAAATGATCAGTAATAACCAAAATATAACTATTAACCCATCAAATCCTACTTTAACCCCCAATAGGCTGTATATAGTCTTTTAGGGACAGGAGAATAACATGAAGATTTCTGTAAACACCACTTTTATGAGCAGTATTCTTGTTTTAAGCTTTACTTGTATTATCACAGGCTGCACCACTCACCCAAAGTATACGGTGATAGTTGGGTCTGGTACAATGTACAGTAAGTGGCAGAAAGATGTTCTTGAGGTGTGTTCTATTAAAGCTGCTGAAGTCACAGTGGAGTTGGTAGTCAAGAAGTCCAAGGAAGGGATGGTGTTTACAGAATCAGATGTTATTAATATTCATAGTTATTTAGTTAATAAATGTTCTATGAATGCTGGCATAGTTATATGATTTATTTTATAAATTAGGAGAAGAAAATGAAACACCTAGCACCAATGACAGAAGAACAAAGGGAAGCAATTAAACTTAAACGTGTGGCCGATCAAGAATATGCAAGACATCACCTTAAAACAGAATACATGGATCACAGCTACTGGGCAGACACAGCTTCAAAATATGGAATACGCCTTCCGGGTTGGTGGATTCCCTCTAGTGAGGTGAAATATATTCGTAGAGCTTGTAAGAAGCTTGGGATTGAGGTAAGTGACTTCCTGAGTAGTACAGGGTTTAGTAATTTAAATCAATTAGTTGAGAATAACAGTAGATTTACGGCACTAAGCATGGTAGGATTGGTTCTAGAGTTCAAAGAGGGGCTGTAGATGGCATCTAAACCGATTGTTTGGTGTAGTTTTCACACATTCTAGCCGTTTCATCATTAACAGGGCCCGGTAGTGGCTCTTAGGAGTTATACCATGTTCTTTATACAGTATTTTATCGTATCACTCATCGTTTCATACATCCATGCACACAGTTGCTATGTGAAAGGCAAGTCTTATCCTTGGAAAGAGGATATACTTCTGTGTGTTATCTGGCCGATAACGTTGCCCGCAGGAATTGTAATGATTGTCCTTTCGGAGAATAAGCCGTGAAATTGAATGAAGCACTACTTAAGAAACAAGGTATAAACAAGGAAACCGAAGCCCTATTAGAAGATGAATATAATTTCTTATCTTCTGTACTTGCAGATCCAGAGCTTTATACAGATCCTGTAGCAGAAGTGGAGAAGAGGGAATATAATTTACAAAGACTTTGGGGGTTTCCTCAAGATAGGAATTATCACCGCTATTGGAAGCATATCAAAGGCTGCACCTGTCCAAAGAGGGACAACGAAGATCCTATGTATTTTGGTAGACGTATTACCGTCAGTGACTGCCCTTGGCACGGAAGTAACTCTTGTGTAGAATGCGGCAACACAGAAAGCGTTGGTCACAAGATGTCTTGCAGTAAACGCTACAACAAAGGAGAATAAAATGATTAGCTCACTAAAAACAATGTACGACTTATTCATACCTCTTGCCAAAGAGCAAGGATTGGACGTTAGTCCTCACCCCACACTTGATCAGTATTTTAATGATGTACACACTTGTGGTGCTTATCAGTTATTCTTTAAAGCGTATTCTATGGGTTGGGGTGATGGACTTAAGGGGAGAATATTGTGAATATTAAAATGCAAAATCAAACAATTACGTTGGGGAACCAATCAATCTACGTTTCCATTAAGCCGGGGAAGGTTGGGACAGTTCCTCTACTGATTATGAATGGTATTGGAGCGAATACAACTTTACTGGCACCATTTGTTGAAGCTATGCACGAATCGAACCCTGATATTGAGATTATTACTTTTGATGTACCTGGATGTGGTGGTAGTTCTACTCCTTCGCTGCCATATCGCTTTAGCGGCTTGGCTAAAACAGTAAGCCACATGCTTGATTATTTGAACTACGCACAAGTTAATGTCCTTGGCCTATCATGGGGTGGATTTTTGGCAACCCAGTTTGCATATGATCACCCACAACGCTGTAAGAAACTAATCCTATGTGCTACAGCAACAGGCGTTACCAGTATTCCACCAAGTATGAAAGTGCTTTCTCTAATGGCATCTCCTCGTAGATACTCCGATCCTAGCTACATGGCCGAGATAGCACCAATGATCTACGGTGGGAAATTCCGAACAGATCCTGAGCTAGCAATTAAGTATGCTGCAAAGATGCAAGAAGATAAGTCTGAGAATAAAGGTAATAGTACAGGCTATAAGTTTCAACAGCTTGCTATTTGTTGGTGGTCCTCAATTTGGATGCTTCCTTGTATTAAACAACCTACACTTCTGATGGGAGCTGGTGACGACCCAATCATCCCACTAATCAATATGAAGATTATGAACAATCTTATTCCTAACTCTAGTTTGCATGTGTTGCCAACCGAAGGTCATCTTTTCCTTTTGACCAGTACGGTAGAAGTTGTTCCTGTTATTAACGAATTCTTGGAGAAATAATAATAATGCAAGTCAGTATGAAGGCAAAACAAATACGGGAGATTAAATCTTATCGTTATTTTCAGTTAGCACCAGAAGATATGAACAATCTTGACGATTTCGAGTTTGTGTTCTCAAAAGACAATGCCTATAAGATTAACATCTACACAGGCGAGACTGTTTGGCACGAATACAGCACTTACTTTACTGACTATAAAAAGCTTGTAGAGGGTATTCCTGACGATATGGATGTCTTGGTGGACATTAATGTTTATAGAACTTGGCTGGATACTAAGGATAAATCTTGAGCAAGCGTGATATCAAAGTAAGCCCTATCCCTCCTTACTTCCGAAAGCTTGCACACAATCTCCCAAACGACCTTCCAAACAGGGAGATTCTTTATGAGGCTTATATGAAATATGCTGAGAAGGTTGAGAGGGAAGCTGAGAAAAACCTTGCGAGATTCAAGAAGAAAAGTTATAGTAGGAAATTCAAATAGGAGAGAAATTATGACAATTAAAGAACTGATAGAAGCTCTACAAAACTTCCCAGAAGATGTTGAAGTTAATGTGGCTGATTACGACAGGAAGGGAAACCTTCTTTTTGTAGATATCGACCCACTGAAACATATTGTTGAATACGAAGATGGGTTTGTTGGTATTGGAGGTTATTGATGAAACGTGAACACATAGAATATAGCAACGTAGTAGGTGGAGATATTTACAAACACTACGGTCTAATCTTCTGGCAACAGTGTTGGTTTTGTAATAAAGACTTTAGGCGTGAGAATGGGTTTAGATTTCAGATGCAATTTAATCGTCCTTGGGTGTACTCTTGTGGAGATTGCTGTTCTTCTAAAGAGAGTGTAAATCTTAAAGTTAAAGAGTGGTTCAGTAATCGTCCAAGCCCGCCATCACCACCTAGGAGTCGCTAATGCAAACTGTTATAAGTTTACAAATAGAAATCAAACAAGAGCCTAAATATCCAGTGTATTGCTTTGATATGTGGATGTGGTTTGATAATTACTATGCCTATTTGGATTGGCAAGATAGTTTGGGATATGGGAAATGACCAACATCCTACATTTCCCTAAACGAAATATCTCAACAATAACAATTGACATTCAGACCGCAATACTTGATGATGGCAGTGTGTGGTATAGACTTACAGATATTAAGGATGGTGGTTGTTGTGAGTGGATTAAACTGGAGGAAGTACTGTGAAAGTTCTGCTGATTATACTTTGTGTAATTCTATTTTGTATTTGGCTGCCTTGGAATATTGCACAAGTGGAGAAGGGTTACACAGATTGTGAGAAGAAAGGTGGTGTTCTTTACCATGCTAGAGGGGAAAGAGAGATTTGTATTGACAAGAAGAGTGTGATCAAATGACAAACTCTGAACGCTGCTCATGTGGAGCTAGGGAGAAGAATAAGTGTAGCAAAGAATCTACTCACGGTTATGGCAAGATGTGCGTGAAGGAATTGAAAGAGGAGAGTAAGAATGCTAGTTGAAATGGATAAGGAGATGCTGTCTGCACTAATCAAGGGTTGTGATCCAGCCTATGAGATTATGGATCATCCGTTGATTAAGTCTAAAGGTTATTATTCAGGTGGGCACAATGACCGGTGGAACTGGAACCATTCTTTTGGAGATTGCACAGAGGAACAACTGTGGGAGACGTATCAACTGCTGATTACTCCAATACCAAAGAAGGAAACTTGGTACGAACAGCAGATCAGGGAAATTAAAGCTGTCCTATTGGATGGACAAGACAGAGGTAATCAAGGACAGGTGGATGCTTGTCTATTGGAAATTGAGAGACTGGAGAAATTGATGTGACTCAATTCGAACAAACTAAACAAAGAGCACGGGAGCTAGATAAACTCCACCCTAACTTTATTCACATGGTTGGGATTAGGTATCAGATTATTAGAGTGAGGAAATATCATGAACCAAACAATTGAAGATAGAATGCAAGCTGTAGAAGACCAACTTAAAGAGATTAGGAAAGAAGTGGAAGAAGCTCTTGCACGATACAAGCAGAGTCAGTATCCTTTTACAAGTGGTGATATTAGTAAGTTCCGTAGTGGAGCTATTGGGAATATTCCTGAGACTAAATGTATTTGGGACAGTATTCCTGTAGAAGATCGTTATAAGCCTATGGGACTGAGTTGTCCTTGTAGGAAATGTTCGCCTTGGTGTTGAGGATGGGAAATGAAAATTCTATTACTTGGGTTTGCTGCAATTGGTGTGGGACTAATGTCTTCAGGAAATCCAGATAATCCGGGATGTGGTAGTTTAAGATTATTCAGCAGTCTTTCTGAATATCGAATGGTGTGTGGAGAAGAGTACACGGGTAAGAACAAGATTGTCGTAAGTAAATTTGATGAACTCAAGATGTGGAAAGAACTAAAGGAGTGGCAGAATGAAAATCCGTAAGACACGAATTAAGAAAACAACAAAAGCAAACGGTTCTGTAAAATATACGGCTGAATACAAATGGGGATTTTGGTGGTATCAGTTTGATGATATGATGGCACCTGTTGGTGAACCTCGGTCTATTTGCTGTGATTGGGTTAGAAGTAAAGAGAGTATTTATCATTCTGAACAAGAGGCTAAAGAACTGATTGACTTCTACATCGCACGAGTTAACCATGTGAACGCTTCTTTGATTGAAAATGAAGTGGTGAAAGTAGAGTGTGAGAGGTATCCATGAAACCAACAATCATTAAAACACCAGAAGGACTTTATGTCTGTGAAATCCCAATTGAGAATGAACCAGAAGACGGAGCATCTGATAGAGAATGGTGGCTATATGCTGCAACTGGTGTAGGAGCAAGCCCTGTAGAGGCTTATGATAATTGGGTGCTTGACTATGAGTCAAAATTGGGAGGATAGGGTGTGACACAAGAAGAGATTGATGAGGACGAAGATGACACTTGGTATTGCTGGGAGGAACAAGATTTTATGGAAAATAAGTTATTCTATGAAAATGATTTAGAGTATTTGGAAGAATTGCCGATTAAGGAGAAACACCGATGAATATTCAATATCAAGTTACACACTGCTATCGTAAAGACTATGACGATGAGCGATGGGATATTTTGGCAGTATTTGATAATGTTGAAGATGCTATTGCCTTTCAAGATGAACAGTCTCTTTATATTGAAGAGGGGTTCTTATTCATTACCGTGGAGTGGTCTGAATGAAGTATTACACGGGGATTGGATCAAGGCAGACACCTAAAGACATATTGAGTTTGATGGAAGATATTGCATTCAAGCTTGCACAGAAAGGATACATACTACGTTCTGGTGCGGCAGGAGGTGCTGACACAGCATTTGAGAACGGAGCTAAAGCTTATGCTGAACAGATTGATGAACGTGTAGTCCTTGCACAGTTATATATTCCTTGGAATGGTTTCGTTACAGTAGATGAGTATTACAAAGACTGGTATCGAGTACTCGACCGTATGACCAAGAAAGAAGAAGCATATCAGCTAGCATCTGAGATACACCCAGCTTGGGATAAGTGTTCTAAAGGAGCTAAGGCACTACATGCACGTAATACGTTTCAGATACTAGGACCAAACCTTAATAAGCCTTCAAGCTTTCTTATTTGTTGGGCACAAGTGGATAAGCATGGTAAGATTAAGGGTGGTACGGCTACTGCTTGGGAATTGGCTAAGAAGCACAATGTCCCTTGTTTTAATTTGTACAATGAAAATGATAAACAACGATTGATTAAATTTGTGGAGAGTTGATGAGTAAATATGTATATCTGCTTTACAGTGAATCAGGTCTATATAAGATCGGAGTGAGTAATGACGTAGAGAAAAGGATGAACACCCTGAGGACAGGTTCTGGTTATCAGCTATCCTGTCTTGCCTATTATAAAACGAAAGACAAACCCACAACAGTAGAACGAGCCCTACACAAACTCTTTGATGAGTTCAGGGTACTAGGTGAGTGGTTCGATTTCCCAAAAGATAGATTTAGTATTGAGAAGTTTGAATCCATACTTGAACGTTACGGCATGACTAAGATGGGCTTTGATGATAACGGTAAGTGCATACCCTATGTAAAAGAGGTAAAACAAAAACCTGCATTCGGTCGTGTACCAGACACAATTAAAGTTGAATATAAGAAGGAGAACTCTCAGGAGTATTGGAGA